CCTGGCGCGAGAAGCGCGAGCGGCTGCAGGCGCAGATCAGCGAGCGCATCGCCCGCGACGCCGCGGTCAAGCGCATCGTCGACTCGCTCAGCTGAACCACACACCCACACACGTGCCCACACAGCACAGAAGAGAGAGAGGCTTCCGATGGATGACACCCTTGTGACCGCGATCGTCAGGGCGCTGCAGCTGCTGGTGCTCGACCGCCAAATCCGCGCCTTCCTGCAGGCCTACGACCCCAAGGCACTGGCGCAGGTGACCCGCGCACTCGACGCTGCCGGCCTGCAGTCGGCGCCGACTGACGCCCGCGAGCTGCCGAGCATTGTCGACTGGCGTGGCCATCCTGGCGTCGACGCCGCCGGCAACCTACGCCCGTGGCCAGGCGACAAGGCGCAGCAGGCGGCCCGTGAGCGCATGGAGAACACCGGCACGTGGATGTCCCCCGACATCCTGGCCATTCCACCCGACCCGCGGCTGCCGGTCAGCGACGCTGACGCCCGCGAAGAGTGGGCGATCGACGCCGCCATGGCGCTGGCGGCGGCCGGCGACGCGGAGCCGGCCGTCTGCGGCCGTCCGATCGATGCGGCCATCGTCGCACCCTGCGAGAAGCCGGCGGGCCACGCCGGCCCGTGCCGCGCGTTCAGCCTAGAGACCGGCAACAGCTTCTGACCCCTGCCCGCCCTGGTTGGCCACACCCGGCCAGGGCGGTCCCATACACACGTGTAGACACAAGAGAGAGGCCCCTGATGGACCCCAACGCGACCCTGACAGAGATCCACGAGATCCAAGCCCGCCTCGCCGCGGGGCAGAAGCACTCACGACTCCAGCGGGCCGACCACGAGCGGCTCGCCGAACTATGCGCGGCGCTCGACGCCTGGCTCACCGCGGGCGGCTTCCTGCCGACCGCCTGGGCACGCCCCAAGCGCGAACTACTGGTCTGGGTGCTGACCATCACCCACGGGCATGGCAGCAGCCACACGCTGCACCGAACGAAGGCGGGCGCACGAGCTGCCCTGGCAACCTATTGCCGCCGGGGCTGGGGTTACGTCTTCGACGATGGCGACGAACCCGAGCGCGACGACGACGTGATCGCCGCCTACTGGGCGAAGCAGGAGCAGTTCGACGACCGGGAGTACTACGAGCTGAACGAAGAGACCGTCGGCGACTAGTCGCCCGTGCCACACACACACCTGTAGACAAGAGAGAGAGGCATCCCATGGCCCTGTATCGAGGACGGATTGACGTAACGCTGCACGCCGACAACGAGGACGACGCCGCCGACAAGCTGCTGAGCCTGGCCGAGGAGCTGACCATCGACGCGAACGTCGAGGACACCGAGCTGGTTGGCGAGCCCTTTGAGGACGAGACCCCGGACGTGCCGAACGAACGCACCGTCTGGGGCTGCAACAGCTGCGGCGCCGAGGTGCTGACGCTGAGCGGCAGCTGCAGGCGCTGCCGATACGAGCGGGAGGTGGGACCGTGCCACGCCAGCTAGCCGTCCGCCGGTCGAAAGGCCAGGTCGTTGTCGTCCTGAACAACATCGTCCACACCATCAGCGAGCCGGCCTTCATCGAGCTGATGCACGCCGGCCTGGGCGTGCTGGAAGCCATCACGCACCAACGCGCGCAGGCCGAGAAGGGAGAGACCACATGAACCCCCAGAACCCCCTAGACGAGTTCCTGACCTGGCTCCACGACACCATCGAGCAGGCCGACGACGAGCACACGCGCAACAAGCAGCACAGGGCCGATGCCGTGCGGATCGCGCTCCTGCACGAGCGGCTGATCACGCTGCGTGAAGTGCGGAATGCACTGCTCCCGACGCTGCGGAAGGGCCGCCAGTGAGCGGCCGGCACGCGACCGATTACACCCGGTGTCCAGACTGCGGCCACCGGACCGTGCTCTTCTACTTCGGGAAGGGCGGCGAGGACTACTACCGCTGCGGCTACAAGGTGCGCTTCAGCGCCCGCTGCGGGTTCAGCTGCTTCGCCGAGCCGGCCGGCTGGGACAGCTCCGGCAAGGCCGACCTGGCGCGCTGGCAGGCCCAGAACCCGAAGCGCCAGGACCCCTGAAAGACACCCCCACACACGTATCCACACAGCGTTGACAGCCGCTCAGCTGAAAGCATATGCTTCTGATATGCGACAGCTGGGCGACGAGCAGAGAGAGAGGGCGACCATGACGATTGATTGCACGACCGGCGTCCTGGCTGACGTGTTCGCGCGGCTGGTGAAGACCTACGGCGCGGCCCGCCTGGTGCAGGCGCTGCGACTGGTCATCACCGACCCGGTGACGCGGCAGCACCTGGCGCGGATCCTGACTGACGAGCGAGCCGACCAATAACCCCCCATCACAGAGAGAGAGACGAGACCATGCCGAAGCTGCAGGCGAAGGCGATCAGCCTCGACATCACGGCCACAGCCGCCAACACGACTCTGGCGGCCGACGCCGAGATCGAACGACTGAAGGCCGCCTTCGAGGCCGCCGAGAAGGACGACAGCGACCTGGGGGACCTGTGATGGCCGTCCGTGCGAAGCCGCTGCGGAAACCCGACTTCACCGAACGCGAGCTGCGCGCCATCCTCGACGCGCTCGCGCTGGCGCTGGCCGGCGAACTGGACAACAACGAAGACGGCGACGCCATGGAGACGGCTCGCCTGAAGATCGCACTGTATCGAGAGAAAGGACGTGTCTGATGGACCCCGAGCTAGCCGAGCTGTTCCAAGAGTCAGATGTGGCGCTGTTGCTGGGCGTCGCCTTCGTTATCGGGGCAGGCCTGCTCGTCGTGCTGGGCTGGTGGCACAAAAGGAGCGCGTGACCGAGCCGCCGGTCCACATCCGCCGGGCGGACGACTCCGGCGCGACCTACTGCGGCCAGCGAGGCGAGAGCATCTCGCTGGCCTTCTGGTTCGACCACGTCGTGGCGAACCGGGACGGGTGCTGCAAGGGCATCTGGCGGCGCCTCTGTGACACGTGTGACCACCGGCTGCCCTTCCCCCCAAAAGGGACGCTTCGGGGGGGCTAGCTCCCCTATCTATCGCGACGTAGCGTCCCCGACGGAGGTTGTTATGCCCCGTCGAACCGCTGCGGCGCCCGCCGCCAAATCCACCGTCGTCAGCGCCCCCCTGATCGTCATCCGCGCCCTGGACCCTAACTCGCTGGTCGACGTCGGCAACGGCGAGTACACCATCATCGTCGGCGCCTGCGGGCTGAAGCGGCAGGACGGCACGCCGAGCCAGGCCGGCGACGTGCTCAGCGTCCAGGAGAACGGCACGCTGCAGACGCGGCCCGCCGGCACGAGCGGCAACTTTGAACGCTGCTGCAGGACGCTGGCCGGCGCCGTCTACCGGCCGATTGGCGCAGGCGGCATCGTCGTCATCCTCCCACTGGCGCAGGACGTGCCGAACAAATGAGCGCCCTGCTGACCGCCGCCGAAGCCTACGTCGTGCTCTCCGGCGCGCAGGGCGGGGCCGAGCCCGCAGGGCCCCTCGACCGGCGCACCATGAAGGCCAGCTACTGCAGCCACCGCGACCACGAAGGCGCAGTCGTCTTCGACCCGATTTACTTTGGCCTCTACTGGGGCCGGAACGACCGCGCGCGACTCGACGCCTGCCTACGAGTGAAGCGACAGTTGGGCGCCAATGCGGTGCAGCTCTGCGTCCAGGGCGGCTACGGCGACTACATGGCTGGGGCCACCTTCGACTACCGCGGCAACCCGGCCGAGTATGGCCGGCTCTGCACCTACGTGCGGGACGAAGGGTTCACCCCGGTCATCCTGGTCGGCACCGCGGACGGCTACACCCACACCGCCATCTACGACGGCTCGATGGCCCGGGTCCTCGACGCGACCGCGCACCTGGCCGGCGACGCCTGGTACTGCAGCGGCTACGAGGTCGACATGGACCGGGGCGGCGGCTACACCGCCAAGGAGACCGACGACGCGATTGCCCTGATGCGGGCCCACACGGGTGCAGACGCGTTGCTGCTCCTCTGGCTGCAGCCGAACCGCTGCACCGCGGCGAGCTACTACGGCAGCAGCAAGCACAGCAAGCCCCAGCCCTGGCGGCCCGACGTCCAGCTGCGCTGGATCGGCACCGACACCGAAGGCGCCTGGATTGAGGCCGACGACCCGTATGAGGGGGACGAGCAGGGCGCCTGGTATCGCAGCCACGGCGGCGAGATTGACGGGCTCTGGTATCAGACCCCGCACGGGGCCGACGGCCCGAGCTACCCGAGCCCCGGCGGGCAGCCCGGCCTCGACCCTCACGGCAAGCCCCGTTACTGGGACCGCCTGATTGAAATTTGCGACCGCTTCCTGCCGCCCGGCACGCCGATGCCGGCAGCCGAGGGCTTCATCGACACGAGCAATCTCACCCACACGAGTGGCACGGCGCCGAGCCTGCATGGGGCGCCCGACTGGTTCGCCAGTCCCCGGCCGCGCCCGCGCCCGGTCCTCTGTGTCGGGGAGACCGTCCCCTACGAGTACAGCCGCGACCAGTGCTGTGACGAGGCGGTCGTGCGCTGCAGCGTCGACCTGGTCGGCTTAGGCGTCCCGAGTCACGGCTGCTGGCAGCCGAAGGCTTAAGTTGAGCCGAGTACTTTGTACTTAGTACTTAGCAGTACCTAGAGTGAGTAGAGCCTTCGGCTCTACTTGCTGGTGAGGTGTGAAGGTTGTGAAGGTTTGCGGGGCTGCGAAGAAAGCCGCAGCGGTAACGGCGTCGAGAATTGCGAGACAACGGTGTCTGACTGCCGCTGCTCCCATTTCGCTACTGGGTGAGTCCTTGCTCGCAAGTTACGACGCCCCCGCGTGTCTTATGCGCTGGCTGCTGATCGTGCTGGCGGTGCTCTTCGGGGCCTGCGCGCTGCCGCTGCGCCGGACGTGCGCGGATGGCTGGCCGCTCCGCGTACTCCAAGATCCGCAGTGCCCCCGCGGCATTTGCGGGTACACCTGCGCGCCCGACCGCTGGCGCGTGGAGTCGACTGATGCACCGCACGCGGATCCTCCCCGCTGACCGCTTCTTCGCCAGGGTCGACAAGTTTGAGTGTGAGTGCCCGAGCTGCGGCCGGCTGCTCTTCTCGACCGAGCGGCCGCCGAAGGCCTCACGGCTGCAGTCCCGCGGTCGGCAGCGTGGCGACATCCGGGAGACCCCACGTACCGCGTCGGTCTGGGACCTGGTCTGGAACCCCCTCTCCCAGCGCCTACGTTGCCCCTGGTGCGGCATCGTCTACCTGATTGGCCTCGTGGCCTTCCCGGTGAAGCATGGCGCCAGGCGGCCTCTGAAGGCCCCTCCTGACACCATCCCCGACAAGCGCCAGCTGCTGGAGTTGCGGCGGCGGACCGGCGGGTGGTGGGCGAAGGCGCACTACGCTGAAGGGCAGGAGGTCAACCTGGTTGTGGACGAGCCCTGTATTTGCCCGCCGAACGGCTGGGCGGTCGCCTGCCCGATCCACGGGGTGGAGAGAGACCCTGACATATAGTACCTATATTGACACTCTTGGTAGGTAAGCCTAGGTGAGTCTAGTAGTTAGAAAGAGTGCCATAAGAGTGACAGTGCCAATGGATGAGTCGGAAAGAGTGACACTGACACTCTTCGTGACACTCTTTTAAATATATATATATATAAGAGTTAATGCCCAAGAGTGTCAGCCCCCCCGCCCCTCTGTCAGGAAAATCCTAGTGGACGACGACCCGCGCGTAGACCCCGTAGCGCTTCTTCTCGACCAGCTCTTCCTCGACGAGGGTCTGGAGCACGCGTATTACCGTGCGGCGTGAGAGCGGGATCGCCTCCGCTAGCTCGACCAACACAGCCAGCTCCATCTCGGCCCCGTTCTCCGGCAGCAGCGCCAGCACCCGCGCGCAGTTCCCGCGGTCCGCCCCCGAGTAGGGAACGAACAGGCCCTGCTCGTCGCGTTCCAGCCGGAAGGTCTCCGGCTTGGTCATGTGCGGGTGCCAGGTGAACTCGTAATAGGGCTTCCCGATCTCCTCCGGCGCGGCCAGGTAGCACTGCGTGTCACCGTAGGCGTGCTGGGCCGCGCTCCCGAGGATGGCGTCCTGGGGTCGAAGGTAGCGAGCCCGCTTGTCCGCCTTCATCTTGCTAGTGTGGGCCGTCGCGAGCATCGTCAGGTTACGCTCGCGGAGCATCGCGCGAATCTCGTGGCAGGCAATGGCGCAGCCGTCGTAGTCGTTTAGGTTCCCCCCGAGGAAGAGGCCGAGCGGGTCGACGAACAGCAGGCCGCCTGGGCGAAGCTTGAGCCGGTCCACCATCTCGGTCAGCCGCATCGTACGCTCGTAGCGCTTGCGGAGCGTCTTGGGGTCGAAGAAGGGGTCATCGAGCATCGAGTAGAACTTCACGCCCGGGTAGCCGACCAGCGCAAACCAGTGTGCGCCCCCGGACAGCCACCCCCGGTCGGCCGCAATGACCCCAATATCGCTGACGCGGCCAGGCTGGTGGCCGAAGATCGGCTGTTCCCGGTGGAAATGCGCGAGGATGCCGGCGACTAAGGCGGTCTTGCCGGTGCCGGCGGCACCAGCGAGGAACGAGAGACTACGGAACGGGAAGATGTGGCCGAGCGGGTCGGGGAACCGTTGACAGGCGGTGACGTTTGTGGGACTCTTCATCTGACCCTCCTCATCTGGCCCTCAGTTGGGTGGCGGGGTGGTCGTCTCTCTCTCAGGGACGGGGTGCTGTGTGGGCAGCCCGTCCCGTTTTTGTGTACGAACCCGCCGCGGAAGGCGCCGTTCTACCGCACGCCCCCACCGATCGCAACCCCCGAAATGTAGGTACCCAACCAGGTTAGGCCGCTAGGCTATTTGCACGCTCTCTCACGCGTGTCCACGTGGAAAGGCTTGACAAGCTTTGAAGCCTTCCATACATTCGAGTGATTCCCCTCAGGAGGGACCAATGCAGACCGAGTATGGACGTGACCTCCAAGACGACGAACAGCCGATCCGGGACGCGCTCCAGGCGCGGCCGGGCAAGCCCCTGAAGATTCGGCTCCAGCCCGCCGTGTTCTGGCCGGGTGTGGGACGAGGCCAATACAAAGTCTGGCGCGACGTGATCTGGACCGTGGAGTGCGACACGGCCGAGGAGGCGTTCGCGCTACGTGACGCTCTCCGGGCGTTCTTTCAGGCCGTCGGAGTCAAGGGTCCTGTGCCTGTCCGAGCGCTACTCCGAGGGGAGCGGAAGGAGGAGGCTATCGCATGAACTTGTCTACACGCGTGCTAGGGACTCACGCCGTCCACCACCTGGAAGAACTGACCGAGGAGGCAGTGCTGATCGTTGGCAAGGACCGGCTGACCAGACACGACCTGGCGGCGGTGGGCTGCTATAACTTCCCGGCCGCCCGCCGCCTCAGCGCCGCGGTCGCCAAGCAGCTCAGTGTGCGGAGTCTCAAGCAGCTCTTCGACGAGATCGCCCCGACCGACCTGGCCCTGCCAGGGCTGGGGGTGATTAGCCTCGCCGTCCTGGGGGCCGCCTGGGAGCACAGGGGCATCGGCGGCGAGGCGCCGCTGGAGAGCTACGTGAAGAACCACCGCGCCCAGGACGAGAAGCGGGAGCTGCTCACCTTCGACAGCATCAAGCGGCGCGAGCACGACCGGCTGGCAGTAGCGACCAAGACCAAGCGGAGGCGCCGAGCCTGATGACGATTGCTACTACGTCCTCGTCGTCGCGACGCATCTCGCCGCCGGATTCCTGGGCTATCTGGTCGGCCTGCAACGAGGCTTCTGGGCCGGTACCCGCGCTGCTGCAAGTCTTCACGACGAGGACCCAAAGGTGGATTGACCCACACACGTGTCACAGAGGGAGACGACGATGACGACGACGAGCGAGAAGCTGCTGGAACTGGCGGCGCACTACGAAGAGAAGGCCAAGGCGCTGCGCCTGGCGGCGGCGGAACTGAACGGCCACCTGACCACCAAGGCCAAAGCCACGATCGGACCGAAGCTGGAGGCCGCCATAGGCCTGCGGGGTCGACGGCCACCCGAGATGATGGCAGCGCGCCGCGCCATCGTGCGCGAACTCGTCGCCAGCGGTGTGAGCAAGACGCTGGACCTGCAGGCCGCTCTGGCGAAGCGGAGCATGAACGTGAACCAGGCGACCATCATCACTGACCTGGCTGCGGTGGGCGCGATGAAGACCGGGAGCGGCCGTGACACCCACTGGACGCTGGGCGAGCCGGCCGGCAAGCACGCGACCAAGCGCAAGCCCGCGAAGACTGGCGTGTGGGCCGTCAGGATCAAAAACAACCGCGAGGAGTCCGCCAAGCTCCTGGCGCGGATCGCGTCGGCCGGCAAGCCAGTCACGAAAGTCGGGCCACGCATCGGTGCGCTGGTTCGTCGCGGCTACGTCGAGAAAACCCCCGACGGGTACATTCGCACCGACAAGGCTTTCACGATTTAATCTAGCCTCTACCCTCTCAAGCGAGTCCTGCGAGTCATCGCTCAGGCATGATGACTCGCAGTCCTCTTATGCCCTCACCAGGGGCACCGCCGACCTACCGGCAGCCCAGCCCGGACAGGAGGCCCCCTTCATTAACCCAGTGTGAAAGTCCTCGTAGTCATGATGACTGCGGGGGATAGGGCATCTGGGGAACCGTCACACCACCGCCACGCCCGACGGTGGATGTGCATGGTTGACTTGACGCGCGCTTAGTCCGGGTTCATTTTCCCGCACGTAACAGGAGCGCGACGATGGAGCCGTTGATGTCACCAACGAACGGACCGCGCAGCTTTCCGGCCAAGCCCGTCGACCCGCCGGTGGGACAGACCGTAGTTCCTGCGGGCAGCCAGCAGGGAAGCCTCAGTAAGGCCCAGGCCAGAAGCCTCAGTAAAGCCCTGGCGGCATATCTCGCCGGACCTCCGCGGCGGTCCCAACGCGAGCTGGCACGACGCCTGGGAGTCAACCAGAGTTTCATTTCAAAAATTCTGCGCGGCGTGCGCTCAATCAGCTTGAAGCTCGCAATCGAGCTGCACGCGAAAACGGGGATTTCGCTCGACCATCTCCAGCTACCGCGCAAGAGGCACAAACAGCCGCGACCGCCCAGCACCACGTAATCACGCGTTCCGACGGAGCGACGACGATGACGACGACGATGACGACGGCGCCACTCAACATCTGGCTCACCGACCGCACCCGCGTCAAGACCGGCACCGCGCGCTGCGCCCGCGCTCGCTTTCACGCCTGCCACTTCGGCCCGACCGGCTACGGCATCACGGCCCGACGCGACTCACTCCCGCTCGCCACAGGCATCTCCGTCCATCGCGGCCTGGAAGGCTTCACCCGTCACCTGGCCACGCGTGACCGTATCCCGACCAGCGCCGAGGCCCGCCTGGTCATCGCCGAGGTCGTCAAGGACTACGTCACGCGTGTAGAGGCGCGCGGCTTCCGCGGCATCCTAGGCAGCGCCGACACCGAAGAGACGATCGTCGAGCAGGCGACGCTCATCGAGGGCCTGCTCTGGGCGATCTACACACGCTTCCTCCCCTGGCTCGACGCGCAGTATCAGGTCCTGGTCGCCGAGGAGGAGCGGCTGCACTTCCTCAGCTGCGCCTGCGGGGCGCCGCCGCTCGACACGGCCGAGCACATCCGGCGCGGTTGCTCGGGCCAGGCACTGATGCTCCGCACCGACCTCCTGGCCCGCCGCCGCAGTGGTGGCACGCTCGCCTATTTCGAATGCAAAACAACTGGCTGGGATTCCGACAGCTGGGCTGAGCAGTGGGAGACCGACCCGCAGCTCGCGCTGGGGACGCTCGACGTCGAGGCGCTCTACGGAGGCGAGGTAACTGAGCTGTACATCCTGGGCCTGCGGAAGGGCCGGCGGACGCGCAATCGCTACGAGCCCGACGAGCGCAAGCGGCAGCAGTCGGTCTTGTGCTACGGCTACTGCCGGCCGGCGAACCCGCCGCTGACCGCCGACGACTGGCTCCCCAGCTACGAATGGACGACCGACGACGGGGTGGTCAAGCGCAAGAGTAAGGCGCACCAGCGGCGCGGCATCTGGGAGCTGGCCGAGAGTGACTGGCCTGCCTACCGCGCCTACCACGGGCAGGACCCTTCGCTCACCCCGAGCGAGTTCTGGGTGCGGATGCTGCCCAAGTCAGTGCTCGACAAGGTCTGCTTCCTGGTCGGCCCGATGAATCGGCAGGACGAACAACTCCAGATGACGCTGCGCGGCATGGCCGGCGAGGAGACGCGCTGGCAGGACACGCTGTGGCAGCTCTACGAGGCGCAGTTGGATGGGCACGACTGGACCAGCCCGACCTTCCAGGCGCTGCTCGACCGCCTGGTGCCGTGCAGCTGGGCGTGCCGGCCGTTCGGCAAGGACCACGAGTGCGAGTTCGTCCCGATCTGCCACCGCCACCTGGGCTGGCAGGACCCGATTGGCAGTGGGCACTTCCAGCCCCGACTCCCACACCACGAGCCTGAGCTGCAGCAGGCGATAGCGCGAGGCCTCCTGCCCGAGGAAGCCGCGCTCGTCGACGAGGAGGACTGAATGGGTAGCGTGGGCGGCTCTCGACACTACGGCGGCGGTGGGCTCGGACAGACAGGCGTGTGGGCGTGTCCGGCGTGCGGCGCCGAGAACCAGGGGCCGATCGACCAGGGCTGCGCGCTGTGCGGTGCTGGCAAGCCGGGCCGCCGCGTCAAGCCGTCGACACCGCCGCCTCCGCCACCCGCGCACGACGACGACCCGCGTGTGGAGCAGGGCGACGTCGCCGACTACTGGGCGCGCACCCATCCCGAGGCCTCGATCGCTCAGGCCTACCGCGCCGGCTATCTCGACGGCGTCCGCGAGGCGCTCGCCAAGACCCGCGCGGCAGAGGCCTCACCGCCGCTCCTCGTCGAGGACAAAGCGCGCCGCACGATCATCGCGGCGCTCGCGCTCTTTCGCGACCAGGTACTCGCGAGCAGCCCCGAGGAGGTCACCAGCGGGGAGTGGCTGAGCGCCGACGAAGCGGATGCGGTCATCGCGGAACTGACGGAACTGGAGACCACCCATGCCTGATCGAATGCTGCAATTCTTCGAATACGCGCACCTGCCGGAGCCCCTGCAGGCGGCCAGTCGACGCTTCTACGAGCTGGCGCACGGGGTCGTGGACGACTTCCCGATGAACCCGGAACGCACGGTCTGCCTTCGCAAGCTCCTGGAGGCCAAGGACGCCGCCGTTCGCACCCTGCTCTACAAGGAGGCGTGATGCCTGACGCACGCCGTATCTTCACCGCCACCCTGATCCTGGGCGTCCCTGGCGCCGGCAAGACGTCACTATTAGCAACCTTCGCGCGCTACCTCTGGGAGACCTACACACGCGTGCTCCTGTTGTACAGCTGGGACGGCGGCGCGATCCCGACCGACCTGCAGAAGCTGATGCAGCAGGGCCTCATCCGGTTCTGGCGCTGTCGCACGCGCTCCGCTCCTGGCCTGGGCATCGAGACGCTCTATTTGGCCACTAAGGGCTATTGGCCGCGCCACATCGACCCTACGACTGGGGAGACCTCACCGGCCGTCGACCTCGTGCCGCCGGTCACGACCGAGTACCACGTCACCTGCCCCAAGGGCCATCCGCTGGCGAAGCTGCCGACGCGCGCGACGATCGCCCCGACCTACTGCGACGCCTGCAAGACGCTCATCGCGCTCAACGAGCTGACGGTGGCCGAGACCGTCACCCGCACGGTTGGATTCGAGAAGGTCGGTGGCGTGGCGTTCGACGGCCTGACCTCGATGACCCAGGTGGTTATGGAGCATATGGACCATGCCCGCGGCCAGGGCCTGATCGGCGGCGAGAAGCCGGCCTTCGGCGGCAACGTCATCTCCGGGTCCATCAAGCTGGGCGGCAACAACCGGGCGGACGTGGGGTTCGGCCAGAGTCGCGGGCAGCAGTTCGTGATGAACAGCCTCTCGATTCCCCACCTCGTCGAGGGCCCCGTCTTCACCGCGCTCTCGATGGAAGCGACCGACGAGGGCGGCCTGCCAATCGTCGGGGCGAAGCTCCCGGGGCGCGCGGCGACCGACGAAGCCAGCAGCTGGTTCGGCAACGCCTGGGAGATGGGGAAGACCATCGACGACGGTGGCGGGGAGCACTTCACCCTGTTCCTGCGCCCGTTCACCGACGCCCAGAACCGGCGGCACCTGCTCAAGACCTCCGCATCCCCGACGGGGCTGCCCGACCAGCTGACCGACCCGATCGGCGAACCCTGGAAGCAGGCGAACCTGGGGCTGGTCTACAGCCTGCTCGACCAGGACCTGGCCCGGGCGCTCGCCGAGGAAATTCCTGGCGCCCCGGGGATGGCTGCCACGCCGAAGGACTACGGCGGTGGCACGTTCCAGGTCTTCACCACGCCAGTGCCATCGCCTCGCCAGGAGGTGGAGCTGCCGCTGCCGTTCGCTCCACCTGTCGCCCCACCCCGAGCCGCCGCACCGGTGGCCACCGCGCGGAAGCGCCGCGCCGATGCGGCCCCGCCACCCCCCGGAATGCGCCCCCCAGCGCGGGCCCCAGAAACGGAACCCGTCGCCTAACCAAGACAGGAGCACACGTGTATGGGAAAGACACTGCAGGAACTTCAGCTGAAAGACGAAGCCATGCCGACCGCGGGAGACGACCTGGGTGAACTGCCGACCTTCGGGACGTTCTCACCCCCGCCGCCGGCCGGCGCCTACCGGTTCAAGCTCCCGACGGTCCTGACCGGGATCTGGGACACCTTCGATGTGCCCGAGAAGACGCCGCCCCAACGGGTCAAGGCGATCTTCGACCGGGAGCACCCGCTGCTCATCATCCAGTCGCCAGGGGGGAAGCACAACCAGGAGCCCTTTGAGACGCGCCTGACCAACAACGAGCGGAAGCGCGGCAAGGGCGGGTCGGTCGTCGCCAGCGACCTCGACTACGTGCTGCGGGCGTGCGGGGTGAGCAAGAAGCCGAAGAACAACCGCGAATACATGGTCGCGGTGCAGCAGCAAGGCGGCAAGGAGTTTGGCGCCGACATTCGCTATTCGTGGCGCTGCAGCAAGGACCGCGACGTTCGCGTCCGCGACGCGGCCGGCCAGTTCCAGGTCATCGAGGATAAGAAGGGCTGCGGGACGGCCTACTACCAGGAAGACGTCGGCAAGGTCAATGGCGAGGTGCCCTACGAGGTGACCTGCGAGCAGTGCGGCGCGACGCTGCGCGCGTTCCCCAATCTCGACAACATCAGGAGCTGACCCATGACAACACCCAAGCGAGACCCGATCCTCGCGGTCCTGCACTATTTCGAGACCGCCGAGCTGCCGCGGGCCGAGCAGGCATTCGAGCTGGTGCGGGAGGCGCTCCGGAAGCGCCGGCTGCCGAAGACACCGCCGGTTCGCGTCGCTGTTCCCGCGGCCACCAAGAAGGCCCCGCCGCCGAACAACAAGAAGAAGGCACCGGCCGCTACACCGGCCGCGCCGCTCCCGAGCTAAGGGCGATGTTCGACACCAGCTGCTACAACCTCGCGCTGCACTGGCTGGAGGACGAGCCGCTGCGGACCCAGGAGGAACGGGAGGCGCGGGCCATAGGGCTCGCGCAGGCCATCCAGGACGCGATCGAGGGCTGGTTGGAAGACAACCCTCAACACCACAACCTCGATGAGGAGCTGAACCGCCTTGACTCGTAAGACGCCACTCGTCCTCGTTGGTGACGGACCGCAGGAGGCGACTGGGCTGGGGCGCATCGCACGCGACCTCGGGATGCTCGTGACGTCGACGCCACTCGACATCGAGTTCCTGCAGATCGGCGGCAGCGTGCCGCCGTGCTGGACCGCCTGGCCACACGTGCCCATGGGGGTGACGGAGCGGGGTGACGACTGGGGAGTCTCGTTCGTCGAGGCCATCTATCGTGACCGCTTCGGCGACACGCCGGGTGTCCTCTGGCTCGTCTGGGACCCGGCGCGCTGCTATGCCTACGCCGCGTGCAACCTGCCGGTCCAGCACTGGGGCTACCTGGCGGTCGACTCGCACAATCGCTACGGGGGCCTTTCTGGGCTCCCAGCAGCCGCTGTAGCGACGTTCGACCGCGTGTTGGGATATGGACGCTGGGGCGCAGAAGTCCTCCGTACGGCCCGCGAGACGCCTGTGAGCTACCTTCCCCACGGCCTGTGGCTGGAGACATTTCGGCCGCCCAGTGGAGAAGAGTGGGCCTGGGTGGCCGCGCAGCTCGGTCCACACGTCGGCCGAGCGGCCGTCATCGGCTGCGTGGCCACCAATCAGGCGCGCAAGGACCTGGCGCTCTACGCTGAGACGCTGGCGACCTTGCGCGACCGCGGACACCTGGTCTACGGCTGGCTCCACACCGACGCCGTCACGGGCGCATGGTCGATCGACCAGCTCGTCGCCGACTGCGGGCTGCGAAAGCAGCTCACCGTGACGATCGGGAATTTGACCGACCGGCAGCTGGCGTGTCTCTACCACCGCTGCACGGTGACGATCGCGCCCGGCCTGGGCGAGGGGTTCGGCTATCCGATCGTCGAGAGCCTCGCCAGCGGCGTGCCGGTCGTCCATGGAGATTTCGGTGGCGGTAGCGAATTGGTGCCCAAACTGGAATGGCGCATTCCGATCCGAGAAGTCCGCCGCGAGAGCATCTACGCGCTGACCCGCCCGGTCTACCGCGCCGAGGACGCCGCCAACGCCGTGGAACGCGTGTGGAGGTGGCAGGCGGAGGTCGGCCCGACCGTCGCCGCCGCCTACTGTCGCGGCTGCGTCGCCCATCTCGACTGGGGCGTGCTCGCGCCCCGCTGGACCACTTGGCTCAAGGCAGGTCTGCAATGAAAAGCGCCTTGGTTCACGGGCAGCTGGTCATCGTCGAGGGCCAGGCCGGCAGTGGCGTGCCGCTCATCGTGACCACCATCGAGTGCGACATCTGCGGCAGCTACTCGATCGTTGTCGCGGCCCACCACGCCAAGTCACTCCTGAAGATCCTGCGCGACTGCATCGCCGAACTGCCCGACGAGGCGACCGCTGACGAAGGGCAGCCGCTGCCGACGCGCCGACCGCCGAACCCGGAGGACAACTGATGGCCATTGGCATCGTGACGGCGACCACCAACCTGGCCCGGGCGAGCCGGACGATCGACAGCTGGAGCCAGTGCTCCAGCCGCCGGATACCAATCCAGATCGTCGTCAATGGCGGCGTCGCAGCGCGCCCCTACCTGGGCGTCGTTCCGGCCTTCCGCGAGGGCGTCGACGAGCTGCTGCGAACCGAGCCGGAGGTCGACATCATCGCCTGCTTCCACGACGACCTGACGATTCTCGACGAGGGCTGGGACACGCGTGTCCAGCAGGCGTTCGACCGCCATAAGACGCTCGGCCTAGCCGGCTTCAGTGGCGCCATCGGGCTGGGCACCGACGACCTCTACCACGGCCCCTACGACCCGATGCAGCTGGCGCGGATTGGGTTCCGCTCCAACCTAGTCGACGCCGAGACCCACGGGGCGCGCAGCCTGGTGCCGGAGATGGTCGTCTGCTGCGATGGCTTCTCCCAGATCGGCCGGCGGGCCTTCTTCCTGGGCCAGTCGCTGCAGGAGCACTTGGAACATCAGACCAGCCGGCGGGGCTGCACCCGCCCGTGGACCGCGCTGGAGCAGCTGGGGTTCGTGCATCACTTCTACGACGGTGCGCTGGGCTGCCTGGCGCGTCGCTTGGGCTGGCAGGTGCGCTATCTGCCAGTGCGGTGTCACCACCAGGGGGGCCAGACCGCGGTCGGCGACCCCGGCTATCAACGCTGGGCCGCGCTGGAAATTGACGGAGGCGACCGTGGATTCTGGGAAGCGGCCCATCGAATTGGCTACGACACCTTCAAAGACGTCCTCCCCCTCCGGCTCCGATGAGCGCTGTGAGGGGATTGTGCAGCGCCTGCTGCCTGAGCGGGGCTACGGCTTCATCCGCGCGCGCGACGGGCAGTACGTGGGGGTTGACTTCTTCTTCCACGCGTCGGGCCTGATTGGCGGCTGCGCGATGCGCGACCTGGAGCAGGGCGACCTGGTCCGCTTCGAACCGCGCCTCGCGGCGAAGGGCCACCGCGCCGAGAACATCGAGCTGTTATGAAAGTGCTCGCCACCCACCCCGGCCGCTACGGCGACCTGCTCTGGGCGCTGCCCACCGTGCGGGCCCTGGCGCAGACCTTCAGCTGCCAGGTCGACCTGCTCCTGTCACCCCGCTACAGTGACCCATACTTCTGCGCGCTGCTGAAACGGCAGATCTACATCGGCACGGTCACCCACATGCGTGACTGGGCGATTCTCGAAACCGCGCCAATCTCACCGCGGATCCCCCCAAACCTGCCTCCGGGCTACGACCGCATCTTTCATCTCGGCTACACCGACTGGCCCGCGCACGCGCTGCCCCTGGAGACCTATCAGCTCACGTCTCGGCACGCCCTGCTGGCCCCGCTCAACCTCGCGCAGCCGTGGATCGTAGCGCAGGCACCGATGCGCCTCTGTAAGGTCGTCGTCGGCTTCTCCGATGAATATTTCGAGATGAAATACGGCCTGGCGCGGCTGCTGTGGGAGCACCTCGGTGAGGCGATGGTCAATCTCTCGGGCGGGCCGCGCTGGACGACCCCCGAGACCCGTATCGAGCGCAACTGGGAAGCGGCAGCGAACTGGATTGCTGGCGCCGAGCTGTTCGTCGGCTGCTGTTCAGCGCTGCACGTGCTCGCGTGTGCCCTCGGCACACCGGTGATTCTCGTCGAGCCGCAGGTCGCACGCCACCACGACGCCTTCTATCCCTACGGCAAGCTCGGACCCGAGGTCCTGCTCCTGACCGGTAACGACGGCCTGCCCACCTTCGACAGCCGCCATCTCCTCGATGCGGTCGACGCCCGGATCCCCCACACGCGTGAGGAGGCGATGCCATGAGCCGCTTGGTGAACTTCGGTCTCGGCGAGGTGTGTGACCGCGTCAGCATCCTCGCCCTGAAGATTCTCTACGGGGAGAGCAAGAGCGTCGACGTGCAGCACTTCCGAAACGAGCGCGCCGCGCTGATGGTGAAGGTCCTCACCAGAGACGGAGGCCGCTGGATCGAGTACTACAGCGACCTGGCCGCGGTGAATGCTGCGATCTGGCAGGCCGAGGAGATGATTCGCGGCCGACGTGAAGCGATCACCCACACCGAGGACGAAGGCGAACTCGCCGCGCACCACTACCAGGCCGGCGCGCTCGGCCTGCAGATCGCCACGCTCAACGACCGACGCGCCGCGCTCATTCAGCAGATCAACGGCTTCGTCGGGGACGACAAGGCGGTGGAGAAGGTATGAAGGTCCTGCTGGTGACCACCTGGGGCGAGCCCTGCGGCATCGCCGAGCACAGCGCGATGCTCAAGGAGGCGGTCGAAGCTGCCGACCCCGACATCCAGGTCTTCCCCAACAGCGACCTCCTCGACCCGGCGCTGCTCGACGACGGGCGCGGCATCGACATCCTGCACCTGAACTATCAGGCCGCCCTCCACTCGCGGTGGACCTCAGCCCAGATCGCTTTCCTCCGCACGACCGGGATGAAGGTCGTCGTCACGTATCACGACTCCGGCGTCCCGAACTCCGATCACTGCAAAGCGATCATCGACGCGGCGGATGCCGCCGTCGTCCACGAGCCGTTCGACGACCTACCGGCCGAGAAGACGCACTACTGGCGCATGGGAGTGCCCGAGGCGCCACAGCGCTACCGCCTGTTTCGCGCCAGCCCCGGCCACCGTCCCGTGCTGGGCACGATCGGCTTCCCGTTTGGGTGGAAGAACTACAGCGCGCTGATTCGCGGGGCCGATGCGGCCGGCTGGAACGTGCTGCTGCTGGCGCCGACGGCCAGCAAGGAGCAGATCGCTGAGTGGCTGGACTGCAGTGACCACATCTTCGTCCGCGCGCAGTTCCTGCCCCGGGAGGAGGCCGTGCAGTGGCTCGCGGGCTGCGACGCCACCGCCTTCACGTACGTCACGCACAACACCGGCCAGAGCGGCGCGATCCTGTTGGGCATCGCGGCCAGAAAGCCGGTGTTTGCGCTCAGAACCTGCAGGCAGTTCCGCGCCCTCTACGCCGACCCGATCGGCCGGCTGGCGATTCGCTGGATCGACAATTTCGACGACCTGGCGAAGGAGCTGCGCGCGCTGCCGCTCACCGGGAAGCCGGACAAGCCGACCGTCGCGCTCGCCGAGCAGGAGAGCTGGGCGCACCTGGGCAAGAAATACGCGGCGCTCTACCGGAGCCTCGTATGAAGGTCAGCGAGTGCATCGCGCGGCTGGAGAACGTGCTCAGGAAGCACGGCGACGTCCAGTGTGAATCCGACTGCCCATACTGCAACCGCTCGTTTGTCGTCGGCGTCGTCGCCACCGCCCCCGAGACCGTGCGCCTGAATCACCGGGAGAGCGATGGCCCCGTCGGCACGCGCGCCGTGAAAGAACAAAGAGGGTGACATGGGCGTCCTCAGCGTCTTCGCTCCGGCGGCAGTGTTCATCGAAACGGGCCTCGGCAGCGGACAGTCGCTACGCGCGGCGCTCAGCGAGCCCTTTGAGACGCTGCACTCGATCGAAATTGATGCGTCGCTGATCGCGCGCTGCGACCTGGTTGATCCGCGTCTGACGATCCACCACGGCAGCAGTCCCAACATCCTGCCGACGATCATCGACCCGGAGCGGTCAACGATGTTCTGGCTCGATGCCCATTACTCGGCCGGGCTCTACACCTCGGACTCGGACGTCGACCGGACCCGGCTCGACCCGCGCTACGGCCAGTGTCCGCTGCTCGCCGAGCTAGCGATCATCCGCGCGGCGCCGTGGCGCGTCCGCCCGTGGATCTACATCGACGACGCCGAGTGCTTCGTGACGCCGATCTATGAGGGGATGCTCGCGCAGTATGACCGGGCGCAGTATCCAACCGAAGCCGAGGTCCGTGCGGCCCTCCCTGAGCGGTATCACGTCGAGACCCTCGACATGCGTGGATGGGCCTTCCGAGCGACACCCGAGGAGCAGCGATGAGCGAGCTGCTGCTGTCGCGCACGCTCGACCCGGCCGACTATGACCGTTTCACCGAGGAGCTGAAAGTCGTCGACGGCTACAGCCTCGACGGCCAGCATCCGCACCGCCGCTGGGAGTATGGCCTGGCGCTGCACGCCATCTGGCGCTGGCGGCAGCGGCCCGGGACCCGCTTGGACCGGGAGGACCCCATCTACGACGTCGGCGGGGCCGGCACGCCCTTCCATCACATGCTCACCGAGTGGACGCTCGGGGACGTCGACGTGATCGACCCGACGCTCAATCGCACCGTCGAGCGCTACGCGGTCGCTGGGGCGGCGCTCGCGGACGTGGTCACGTGTATCTCGGTGATCGAGCACGTCAAGGACGTCGACCGCTTTCTCTACGCCCTGAGCTGCCTCGTCGCGCCGGGCGGCCTCGTGATCATCACGATGGACTACTGGAACCGCTGCGGCGCCGACACCGCCGAGAATCGCGACTCACGGCAGCGCATCTACTGTCCGAAGACTTACGCGCAGCTGCGAAACGCGTGTACGCCGCTGCACCTCACCACGTTCGGGGGCGTCGATCCGAGCTGGCATGGCGCGCAGGTCTGGGACTACACGTTCGCCAGCCTGGTACTGGAAAAGCGGGCATGACGGCGCTCTCCCGCACCTGTCGGCTCCGCGACTTTCCCGACTGCATCACCGTCGCGGCCTGGCAGCAGCACCTCGCCAACATCGCCTGGGCGCGCTGGATCGAGGAGCGGCACACACAGACGCGGACCCCGAACTACGTCGTCAACTGGAGCGGATGCCCCTTCGACGCGCCGGGGCCGACCGCCATTTACCAGCTGCGGGGAGAGCCGGTCCCGAAGACTCCCGAGAACGTGCCCGCGGTCTTCGCCCTCTCGGTGCTCGACCATCTGGACGCGCCGCTGCGCTTCTTCGTCGACGCGCTCGCGCAGGTGCGCCGCGGGGGCCTGCTGTTCTGCACCTACGCGTTCTGGGACGCCGAAGGGCCGGACCTCGCCGCCGGCAACGACGGGCGTCGGCGGATCTACGACGCGACCAGCCAGCGCAAGCTCCTGGCTGAACTCCGCAAGATGGACCTGCTGCCCTTCGGCGGCCTCGACTGGAGCTATCACGGTCACACGCTCGACGACCACACCCTCGCCAGCCTGGTGCTGACGCGGCGCTGAAGGGAGGACGAGATGAAGGTCACCACCAGCATGTGCCGGGCCTGCCGAAGCGGCCTGGAGCCGCTCGTCGACCTCGGCGACATCTGCCTGTCCGGGTTTCCTGCCCGCGACGAGGCGGACCGGCCCCGAGCGCCTCTGCTCCTCTGCGCGTGTGGCGCCTGCCGACTCGTCCAGCTGGGGCATACCGTCTCTCGGGATGACCTGTTCTGTCACTACTGGTATCAGAGCGGCATCAACGAAACGATGCGCGACGAGCTGGCGAGCGTCGTCGAGGACGCGGTCATGCGTGTGGGTGAGATGACCCCCAACGACGTCGTCCTGGACATCGGGGCGAACGACGGAACGCTCCTGACCCACTACCGGACGCTCGGACTCAACCCCCTCCACGACGGCCCGATCCGTGTCGCCTACGAGCCCGCCCGAAACCTCCAAGAGGCCTTGCGGCTGGCCGCCGACGTCATCGTCGCGGACTACTTCCCGGAGCGCTACAAGGAGATTCAGCGCCTGGAGGGACGGGTGAAGATCATCACGTCGATCGCCATGGTCTACGCGGTCAACGCGCTGGCGCCGTTCCTCGCCGCCATCGCCGCGCTGCTGCACCGGGACGGCGTGTGGATCGTGCAGTTCCAGGACCTGGCGCAGATGCTCCAGACGCGCGCCTTCGACAACATCTGCCACGAGCACCTCTGCTACTTCAGCCTGGAGAGCTTCGGGAAGCTCCTCGTGCCCTACGGGCTCCAGGTCGTCGATGCCGGGCGCCGCGCCATCAACGGCGGCAGCCTGCGCCTGACCGTGCAGCACAGTGGACACCAGGTCGACCGACACGTCATGGAGCGGCTGGCCGAGGAATCTGGCTGCCAGCAGTGGACCGCGCTGGAGGCGTTCGACGCGCGGGTGCAGGAGACGATTCGCCACATTCGCGGCGCCGTCACGCCCTGGATCGGTCGGGGGCGCACGGTCGACCTCTACGGGGCGTCGACCAAGGCCAATACGCTCCTCCAGGTCTGCCACGTCGACCACCGTGTCCTGCGCCAGGCCTGGGAACGAAGCCCCGAGAAGGTCGGCCGGCGCACCGTGGGGACCGACATCCCGATCGTCAGCGAGGAGGACGGACGCGCCGACCCGCCGGACGCCTTGCTCGTCGGGATCTGGCAGTTCCGCGAAGCCATCCTTGTGCGTGAGAGCGCCTTCCTGCGGAGCGGCGGGACGCTCATTTTCCCGCTGCCCAACGTCGACCTGGTGCGAATCGCGTGGAACGCCACGGCCTGAAGGAGACCCATGCATCTACTCGAAATCGGTGGCCGGCTGGAGACGGTGCTGCTCCTCGTCACCCTCGCCGTGCTGGTCGTCTTCTGGTGGCACTTCCGCAGCGGAGCGCGACGATGAAGGAAATCACAGGAGACCTCTGGGCGCAGGTCTGCGACGCGCGCTGCATCACTACCAACGGCACGGTCACCAACGCCGGGCGCGGGGTGATGGGCCGAGGCGTCGCGCGCCAGGCCAAGGACCGCTACCCAGGTATCGAGCTGCACCTCGGGCGGATGGTCCGCCGCTTCGGCAATCACACGCAGCTGCTGGTCGACGAGCCGGATGGCGTACCCCTCATCGCCCTGCCGGTCAAACACAACTGGCCCGACAAAGCCGACCTGCTGCTCATCAAGCGCAGCATGACAGAACTGGTCACACTCACCGACACGCGTGGCTGGCAGGTGGTCGTGCTACCGCGGCCAGGCTGCGGCAACGGCAAGCTGCACTGGGACCAGGTCGAGCGCCTGATCACGCCGCTGCTCGACGACCGGTTCCTCGTCGTCTACGCCGGCACTGGGGAGCGATGGGAAGCATAGTGAGAAAGAGTTGCAACATGATGCCTGATGAGAGTAGAGTGACTTCCATGCCCACACAACCACGAAAGCCCGCCAGCAAACCGACGGAGAGACAAGGGCTGGTCTCCCTCGCCGAAGCCGCCGCGTACCTCGGACTCTCCGAGGGGACGCTGCGGAATTGGGTGTCGATGCGGAGGATCGAGTACGTGAAGATCGGCAGCCGCACCTGCTTCCGGCCCGCCGCGCTCGACGCCTATATCGCGGCGCAGACGGTGCCGGCGGTCAATCGCTGAGAGACGAGAGAGGGACCGATGCGACTCTACAAACGGTGTGACTGTCCGGAGACCGGCTGCTCGCACTCCCTGTGGTACGGCTTCAAGCACAAGGGGAAGCCCTACCGGGGGTCGACGTTCACGGCCAACCGAAAGCTCGCGCTGCGGATTGCCACCCGCGCGCGCAACAAGGTCGTCGGCGAGCGCGCCGGCCTGGAGATGGACGACGAGGCGGCGCCGCTGCAGCCGCTGCTCTCCGAGGCGCGGGTGCAGTACATCAACTGGGCGAAGGGCGACCACCCCGCCACCGCCGAGTCGGAGGACCTGCGCGTGCTGACCGTGTTCCAGGACATCCTCGACGACAAACGACTCGACGCGTACACGCCGTTCGACATCGAGCGCTGGCGCACCGCCCGCCTCAAGAGCGGCGTCGTCCGCAACACCGTCATCCGCAACACGATCGTCCTGCAGGGGTTTTTCTCCAAGGCCCGCATCTGGCACAAGCTGAAGGCCTCGCCGTTCGACAAGGTCGACGGGTGGAAGCCGGATGAGACCAAGCGCTTGACGCTCGACGACCGCCAGCTGCACATCGCCTTCACCGAGCTGCCGGCGCCCTACTGCTTCGTCTGCCGCGTGACGCTCGAATCGCTCGCGCGGCTGTCCGAGGTGCTCGGGCTGCAGCGGACCGACCTGGGCCCGAGCTGGATTCAGATCAAGCGCAAGGGCGGGCGGGTCGACCTGGTCACCGTCTCCGCGGACCTGCTCGCCGACCTGCGCGCCTGGTGCCCGCTCGACCGCAAGTACGTCTTCGCAAACGAGCCGGGCGACCGCCTGCCGATGGACGCGGATACGGCGTCGGCCAACATGACGCGGGAGTTTCGGCGTATCGGGCTGGAGGGCTTCAGCCATCACTGCTTCCGCCACACCGGCGTGACGCTGATGCTGGAGAACGGCGTGAACCCGCGGGCGATCCAGCAGCTGGCCGGCTGGTCGTCCCTGCGTCAGCTGGCGCGCTATGGCCACGCACGGGATGCGGAGTCGCGGCGCGCGGTGGAAGGCAATGCGGCGTACTACCGGAAGGTGATGGCGCAGAAACCGGTGGAGCCGAACACCCAGGCCACCAGTGAACCGGGGTCACAGTAGGGAGCACAGCGGTTGTTCGACCTGTCGTAAGTAGTGGTCCTTCCAGCACTTCGTCTTCCTACTGACACCCGGCATCAGTGCCAGCCGGGGCTGGTGAGGGGGTGAGGCGGGCTGAACCCGCACACGACGAGATGCGGGTAACCGAAAGGGCGACTATGACTTAGCGGGCGGTCCGGCTGCACGACACCTCACGCCGGATCGTCCGCTCGGGGCAGGAGGGGATCACAAAGGGGATCACACGAACGACCGCGGGGAGGACTGAATGTCTGAACCGTGGGTCATCATGCCGGTGCTGGCGGCACCGGTCGAGACTGAAGCCGCCATCAGCGACGTCCTCGCGCAGACCATGGGCTGCCGGCTCCTGGTCGTCAACCAAGGCATCGACACCCCCTTCCGCCAGCACCTCGAACGGATCGCCGAGGCCTATCCCTCACGCGTGTTCGTGTGGTCGCACGTGCCGCCGCTGGCGAGCCTGGCGGCGACCTGGAACCGCGCCCTCGACTTCGCCTGGGAGACCGGCGCGCACGCGGCCCTGGTCATCGGCAACGACGTCCGCCTGGCGCCGAACACGTTGCGCGAACTGGACGGCGTCATGGGCCACTGCGACCCGTACGTGGTCACGGGTGTGGGTGTGAGCCCCGAGCAGTTCACGCCTGGCGAGCCGGTGCCGCCCGTCCTGCTGACCCCACCGGACAAGCAGGGCTGGGGGCAACCCCTGGAGCGCGGCGGGCCAGACTTCAGCTGCTTCTACATCTCGCGCCAGGGGCACCACCTGTTCCGGTTCGACGAGGGCTTCATCCCGGCCTATTGCGAGGACTGTTCGCTCCACCGAGAGATGATGCTCGCCGGTGAGGGGCATCGAATCTACAGCGTCAACGTCCCCTTCGGCCACATCGGCAGCATCACCCTGAAGACCGTCGACGCGAAGACCCGCAGCCACATCGAGCGGCTGACCCAGACGACCTCGCGCGCGCACTACCTGGCGAAGTGGGGCGGGGCGGTGAACGAGGAGCGCTACACGGTCCCCTTCGACCCGACGACCGCACGAGACGGTGTGACCACTCCTGACCTATTTGCGGAGGTGCAGCGTGGGCAAGACGATCGACCAGCTCAAACTCAACGACCAGCCGCTCAGCCCCGACGACGTACGCGACGCCGCGTGGTACCAGTTCGCCATCGAGATCGACGACCTGCTGGCGACGGGCAAGTACGGGTGGGCGGAGAAGACCCTGGGGGACATCCAGCAGACGGTCACCGAGACCCACCAGGTGACACAAGGCCAGCGACAGGCGGTGGCGAACATTGAAGCCGGCATTTACCGCAGCCGTGGGAGGCGCTATGAAGGCTTCGGTCGACGACGCTGACCCGATCGATTGCAAGCACGGCCAGCACGCGCCTCTCGACGAGCTGCCGCCGTCGCCGGGCGACGGTCACACGGTCGAGGTCGACTGGCGCTGTCCCGCGTGTATGCGCCTGGTCAGGACGGTGAGCTGGACGCAGGAGGCGTGGCTGAAGGACCAGGCCAAGCGCAGGAGGACGTGATGGACCATCGCATTGAAGCGGATTTCCAGACCTTGTTGATGCAGGCGGCGGACACCACCCAGCTGTATCTCAGTCGGGCAATCCACGACATCGACGAGGCGCTCAGCCCGGGCTATGCCGCGAAGCACCCGGAGTTGGTCGCCGCCTTTATCACGACCGCAGCTCGGGACTTCCACAGCTCGATGGTGGGGGTGGCGCTGCAGCAGCTCACCGACGCCGTGCAGGACATCGCTAACCACTTCGAACGCAGCGTGGAGATAAGTGCCCAGACTTAGTCACCCGCCGGGCTGTCGCGGCTGCGTCCTCGACGACAAGGGCGAGGGCTTCGCGCCGGCTGACGGCCCACCTGAGAGCTGGCTGCTGCTGGTCGGTGAGGCGCTCGGGAAGGTCGAGGCGCTGACCGGCCGCCCCTTCGTCGGCGACGCGGGCGGGATGCTGACGCGACTGCTGAACCTCCTGGGGTGGAAGCGGGAGGCGATCCGCATCCACAACGCCATCAGCTGCCACCCGCCGCACGATTGGATGGATGAGCGTGCGCCCTGGTATTACCGCGCCCTGGGCCACTGCCCCTACCTGGAACAGACCCTCTACGAAGGCCACCAGGTCGTCGTGCCGATGGGCCAGACGGCGCTACGGCGCGTCATGCACCTGGAGCACCGCAAGAAGGTCCGCGTCCAGGACTTCCATGGGGCGCTCCTGCGTGACCCAGGAGACCGCTTCTCTGTCGTCCCCACCTTCCACCCCTCCTTCTTGCAGAGAGGGGCTCACAACCTCATTGGGACGGTTTTATGGGACCTTCTGAGAGCCGAGTCGGTCCGCGATCACGGGGTGCCGCCAGACGACCACAGCCTGGTCGTCGACCCGCCGATCGAGTGGTTCCGCGCCTGGGTCGACCAGGTCATCGCGGCACGCCAGCAGGACCCCGCCGCGTATCCCATCAGTAGTGACGTCGAGACGCCCGACAAGGCGGGCGGCAAGGACGAAGGCGAGATGACCGCTGACGACCGCTCGATGCAGCTCCTGCGGCACAACGTCAGCTGCCATCCGGACGAAGGCGTGACCGTGCCGCACGACGGACCCTACATCGCCGAGCTGGCACGGCTCTATGCGTCGCCCGGCGCGATCTGGATGTGGAACAGAGAGTATGACTTCGTCCGCCAGGTCACCGCCGGCCTGCTCCGGGAAGACGACAGCACGCGTGTCGTGGACCTGATGTGGCTGTGGCACGTGCTCCAGAGCGACCTGCCGCGAGGCCTGGGATTCGTCGCGCCGTTCTATTCGAACTACGGGCCGTGGAAGCACCTGGCCGACGAAGACCCGGAGGGCTACGGCGCCATCGATGGCCTGCAGACTCACCGCGTCGGCTTCGGCATCATCCGGGACCTGGTCGCGCAGGGAATCTACAAAGTCGCGATGCGCCACACCCACGAGCTGCTGACCAAGGTCCTGCGGCCGGCGCAGCTGGTCGGGGTGAAGGTCGACCGGCAGCGGCTGCTCGTCTTCAAGGCCGAGCTGATCGACAAGGCGCGCGAGCGCATCGACACCCTGCAGACACGCGTGCCGGCGAATCTGCTCCCGCTCACACCGAAGGAGGGCTACAAGCACCAGCCGGCAGCCACCCTCCTCCACGTTAAGGCCACGGCGTTCACCCGGAAGGGGACGCCGCGGGCCGGCAAACCCTCGTCGGAAATCAAGCAGGAGCTGTATGCGCGTGCCCAGATCGTCGAGAAGCTCGTCCTCAAGGAAGTCCTCACCTGTCGGACGTGCGGCGCTACCGACCTTGATCGACGCCACCGCTGCGCTTCTGCTCAGAACCCTCACGCTCTACCGCCAGCTCTTGACCTGGCAGTCGCGTCCGTTCGGCGCTGGTACTGGCAGGAGCCGCTCAACCCCGACTCGCCCAAGCAGATCCTCGCCTACATCAAGTTCCGCAAGCACCGCGCCGGCCGGCCGAAGAAGGGCGCGGCGAGCGAGTCGACCGACCGGGAAACGCTCGACCGGCTCGTAGCCCAGACCGGCGACCCGTTCTACGCGACGCTCCTGGACTACCGCGCCATCGCCAAGGTCAAGGGCACGTATGTGGAGGCGACCGAGCGGCTGCTCGACGCCGACGACCGGATCCACCCGGTGCCGACCTTCAAGCCCTCGACCGGTCGGCTCAGCTACATGAATCCGAACATCACCAACGTCGTGGCCGACAAGGACGAGAAGCGCAACCTGGCCGCGGGGTTCCGGCGCTGCATCGTCGCCTCGCCCGGCTGCCGACTGCTGGAGGTCGACTTCGCCGGCATCGAGGCGGTCGAGACCGGGTGGTGCGCCAGGGACGCCGAGTACTACCGGCTCGCCGGCCTGGGCGTCCACGGCGCCTTGGTGACCCACGTGCTCGGGCAGCCCTACGACCCAGCCGACAGTGACGACGCACTGGGCGCGCTCTTCAAGCGGATGAAGGTCGAGCACCCAGACCTCTACGACCCGGCCAAGCGCTACATCCACGGGCGGGCCTATGGCCTGACGGTCGCCGGCATGGTGCTCCAGTTCCCGCACCTCTTCCCGCGCGTCGCGACCGCCGAGAAGTACGCCCGCATCTACGAACAGATGGCGCCGCTGGTGGCCGGCTGGCAGCGGACGACGCAGGAGCGGGCGAGCCGGCAGCACTTCCTCGGCGGCCAGGACCACCCGTTTGGCTACCGGCACTGGTTCTGGTCGGTCTACACCTACAAGCGGCTGACGCCGGTCCAGCACGCGCGCTTGTTAGCCAAGTATGAGAAGGCTGGCCAGGCGGCGCCGGTGGTCGACATCAACGGCCAGTGGTTCAAGGTCGGCCTGGGCGAGGACGGCAAGCGCGTGCTGGCGTTCTACCCGCAGTCGATCGCGGCGGCGATTCTGAAAGAAGCGCTGCTGCGCCTGTTCGCCGACCCGGACTCGCCGAGCTACATCGGGACGGCCTACTACGGCAAGACGCCGCTCCGGGCGCCCATCCACGACTCGATGCTGCTGGAGGTGCCCACACGCGTGTGGGACCGGGTCTACGAGACGGTCTGCATGGAGATGCAGCGGCCCATCCCGCAGCAGGCGCTGCCGGCCGAGTGGCAGCGCCCAGGCGAGTACGTCCGCATCGGCATCGCCGCGAAAGCCGGCCAGGACTGGGCGACGATGGAGGACCTGGTCGTGCCGCACTACGCCGAGAGCTGGATCGCCAGCCCCATCGACGAGGCCGATGAAGACGACTGGAACGACCTCGCCCGCGTCATCGCCTGACCATCAACCGACTTGACAAAGCATATGCTTCTGATATGCTTAGTGGATGGTCACAATGAATGCGACACTCACCGCAGACGAAGCCGAACTGCTGGCGCTCTTCCGCCAGATCGGCCCCACGAAACGCGACGCGCTGCTCAAATTCGTCCGCACCATGCCACGAGCCATCGTCGTCGTCACTGACGCACAAGGCGGGGAGAAAAAGCCGGACGTGGCGTCGTGACCTGGGTGCTGCTCGGGTCGACAGACCTGAGCGAGGAACAACGCATTGCCCTGGGCTGCCGGCCGCGCACGTGGCGCGGCTGGTGGTTCTGGGTCCGCTACTGGTCGCCGCCCGCGCTGTGGTGGCAACGATTGAGGGGACGCTGATGGGAAACCGCGTCTCTCCCATCACTGGTCCAGCGCCGCCGAAATACCGCCAGTTGCCCTGCCCGACGTGTGGACACCTACGGCGCGTCATCAATGGGCACTGGCTGCGCTACGTGCGACAGGCGGCTGGACTCGACCAACGACGACTCGGCAAGATGATTTGCGTCAGCGGGCCGTATCTGAGCGACCTTGAATCGAACCGGCGAGACTGTCCGCTCGACGTGCTCGACGCCTGGGAGACACAATGGACGAGACGCCCGTGACGGAAGATGTCGTGACCCTGACGCGCGAAGAGGCCGACTTGCTGTATCACCTGCTGCGGTCGCTCTGCATCGTCGGTCCCAGTCACACGCTGCACATCGGTGGGCACGTCGTCGAACCGCCGCAACGAAAGCCGAGGAGACACAATGGACGAGACGCTCTTGACTGAACTGATTCGCCGACAGACCTCGGCGTCTGTCGTAACCGTGATTACCCGCACCATCGACACCACCGCCGAGGAGATGGCCAGAGACATCCTGCGCGAGCCAGCCTTCCGCGACGCGATGCGGGAGCTGGTGCGGATCGCCTTCAACCACGCGCTGCAGCAGCTGAGTGAGCCGACGACGGGAGGGCAGCCGTGAACGACGACGCCCAGGCGATCCGGTCCCAGCTGGAGACGATCCGGTCGCTGCTCTCGGAGATCCGCTACACGCTGGCTATCCTTGCCGGCGTCCTGGTGATGCAGGCGCTAGGGCGGTGGTGGCCATGACCTACTACCCGACCCTCGCCGAGGACCTCACCCGCGCGAAGGAGATTCTGGCGAAGGGCAGCGGCGGAAAGTTCTCCGTCGAACTGGAGAAGCTGGGGCCGGAGCTGTACGCGCGCCTGACCGACCTCGCGGGCGGCACGATCTATGAGGCCGACACCTATGCCGCCTACAAGCTGCTGGAGAGCTTTGTCGCCGAGATCGAGCGGTTGCGCGCCGCCTATTCGCCGATGACTGACGATCCCTTCGACCACAACGGCGAGTGCAAGTTCTGCGATGAGCAGGCAATGCACCGGGCCGACTGCCCGTGGCTACTGCAGTTGATCGCGGAGCACGCGCGACTCGCCGCCGTCGAGCGCGAGCGGGACGATGAACGACGTTGGGCAGGCTATGAGCGAGGGCGGGCGGAGCGCGCCGAGGCCGACGTCGCGAAGAAGAACGCCGCGCTCGCGGAGATTGCCGACGAGCCGGTCGTCACACCGGCCGTCACGATTGCGCGCGGCGCGCTGGGGTGGGACCAATGACTTTCGGACGCAAGCCCTACTCGACGAAGTTCACCGCGCGGCAGAACCCGCAGCGCTATCTCCTCTCGGGGATCCCGCCAACCATGTGGACACGCGTGAAGGCGGGCGCGCGACAGGAAGGCATTTCGGTCCGCGCCCTGATTCTCCAGCTGCTGGACGACTGGCTGCAGCGACGCATCGACGACCAGGTCGTCAAGCACGCCGCCGACGACAGCGCCTGGGAGCCGCCGGTCACGGTCCCACCGGTCCACCAGGACTAGCCGCCTCTCTGAGAGGCTCAGGCGTTCACCTGGGCCCTTCCCCCTGTCCCTAGCACCGATCGTCGTTCCTGGAGGCGCCTGGCCAGCCCGGTGGGGCGGTTTACTCGACGGTCAGCAAGTCCACGAAGTGTTCCGGGGACGTAGGCACTTCGCCGGGGTAGGGGGCTAGCTTCGCGAGGAGGTCCTCGTCGAGGGGAAACTCGGGGCCGCCCGGACTGGTCAGCTCGAACAGCCGGTCCGCCTTATTTTTTGGGGAGGCGGGACCACTCGGGCGGGACGAGGCCGGTGGCGCGGAGCGGGGCGTCTTCTCCGAGGACACTGCGTCGGAAGGCGCTGGTCCGGTTGGACGCGGCGAGGTCGTAGATTCGTCCATAGAACTCCTCGGGGCTCATCCTACCACGCCCCCGCTCATTCCACAACTTCACGACCTGCTTCATAAACACCGGGTCCCGGCGCTGTTCGGGCGTGAAGAGTCCCTTGACGGCCTCCCACGAAATCGACTGCCCCTGGTTCGGCACGAGCCCGCGGCCCTGCGCCGCGCGTGTCGTCGACTCCTGGTAGAGCGGATAGGCGCCCTTGAAGCCGAGTTTTGTGGGGCTGCCCGGAGAACTCCCGGTCACCCGGTCGACCAGCGGTCCGCCGCCGACCGGCAGCATCAGGGTGCCGGCGATATTGTGGACGTCGGAGGTGGCGCTACGCGGGTCCTCGGGGACGGAGATGTCGTTGTAGAAATTGCGAATCTTGTGCCCCTCGCCCAGCCGGGCGGAGATGTTCGCGTCACTGGGGTCGTCGAGAATCGACAGCGCATCGGCCATGTTCTCGTAGGTCTGCCACTTCATTTTCCGGGCTCGGGGATCGTCCCCGCCGGTCATCGCACGCGGGATGACGAGGTTCCCCTCCGGCGAATAGATGCCGAACTCGTTGGGGTCGTTCGTTTCGCTGAAGGCCCGAATCATGCGCGCCTTGTGCTCCGGCGACAGCTCGTTGAACCGGAAGCCGATATGCGCTTTCGCCTCGTCGATCTCCCGCATGATCTTCATCCGATACTTCACCAGGCGGTCCCCCGTCAGCTGGTGATCGTGAATCCACGCCTCACCCTGCTTGGTCCGTGTCACCACGTAGCGGTCGAACAGGGGGCGTGTGAAGGCCTCGTCGGACTGCTTGAACTGCCGCCAGTATTTCGCCAGTCGCTTCGACACCTCGATGTTGATCGGCCACTCGGTCCCCGCGCTTTGTGTCGCGAGCACGCCCGCGGCGGCGTTGCGGCTGATGCCGAAGGGGACGGCGAGCTGCGTAATCTCGTCGTCTCCGATCTTGCGGGCCCCCTGGTACCAGCCGCCGGCCCGCCGCTGGATACGCGGGGGCTCCATGCCGATGAGCGCATCGAGGTTCTCGGCGCCGTGGCCGACGAAGGCGTCGAGGATGCCTTGGTCGGAATAGCCACGCTCGCGCTCGGTGAGCATCGGGTAGGCGGGCCCCTGCTTGGGCACGACGCGACGCACCTCCTCGGCGAGCCGGTGGATGTAAGCCGGGTCCTCGGCGGCGTCCTTCATGCCGGTCGTCAGGAGCGTCCCGGCCTGCTCGGCGGCGGCGGCGCGGATGGGGTCCTCGGGGAAGCGTGTCGAGACGAGCAGGCGTTCCCCGATCCGTTCGGTGGGGGCCCGGGACATCCGCAGGAACGGAGCGGCGGCCGCGAGGCCAGCTCCGGGCAGGTCGAGCTGGAGCGCCGCCCCACCTGGGGTCGTCGCGTCGGCCAGTTGCTCCATCAGCTGGTTGGGCCCAACCTGCGGCAAGCCGGTGAGGGTGTCGATGAACGGGCTGCCGGTCTGCGGCAGCGTCAGCTGCTGCCGGACGGCATCGACCGTAGCCTGCGTCTGCGGGTCACGCGTGAAGAGCGAGCCGAGATAGTCCTGCACGCCTTGGGGGAGGTACCGCTGGTAGCCGCTCCGCAGACCCGCGTAGGCGTCGCCGAAGGCCCTCGGCATGGCCGGCAGCTGGTCACCCATCGCCCCGAAGAAGCGGCTGATGCCGGCCCGGTCGGCGGCGGCGTCTCGCAGCGCCGGCTCCGGCGGTGCGGTCACCGGTGGCGCGCCGCCTTCACCCAAGTCGACCGGGACGCCGTTGACCGTCGCGAAGGTCATCGGCACTTGCCGGCTGTCGGCCGGCGCGGCGACCGGGGGCGGGGTTGCGAGGACCGTGCGACGCCGGAGCTTCTGCTGCGGATCAGCCATGGGTCACCGTGGCGGCGGCGGCGTGGACACGCGTGGGGGCGTGCGCGGGAAGGGCGCGGTGCCGACTGGCGGGGGCGGGGGCGTGGCCCTGATCGCCTCGGCCCGCTTGGCGTAGTCGTCGAGCCGATTCATCACCGCACCCGTCCAGGCCACCGCACGCGCGCCACGGGCGGGGATCGTCAGCCCCTGCGTGAGCAGGCGCACGCCTCCCGGTGTGTTCATCAACAGGCTGATGACACCTCCCAAACTCTGCCCGGCGATCGTCGCGTAGGGGTGGGGAAACAGGTTGTAGGCACTCACCCCGGTCAAGCCCGTGATGGCCGACCCGCTCGGATTGGGGTTCTCCGCAATCTTCTTGGCGAGCAAGAAGAACGAGTCGAGGTCGGCCCGGTTCGCCCCGTAGAGCAGGTCCTTGGTCGCGTCACCGAGCTTGTTCCATTCCCCCGCGGCGCCGGTCGCACCGGACAGCCACTCGCCACTGCCCGCACGAGACTTGACAAACAGATGCTCCAGCACCGCACGGCCCAGGGCCGGCATGGCCTGCGGCGCGTGCGCCTGCAGCTCACGCAGGTGCTGGATCCCCAGGTCCTGCCCCATGGTCGCCTGCTTGAACGCGCCGACCGGCTCTACGCGCAGCCGTTCGAAGATCTCCTCGGCAGCGCGCTTGGCCGACGCCTCGCTGCGGCCCATCTGCAGTTCGTCCAGTGCGTTGATCCCGGACGGGCTGTGTGCCTGGCCGACCGTGTGGTCGATCGCGTCCTGGAGCAGCTGTGTCGCCTGCGCGGCCATTCCCTGGCTCGCGTCGCGCAGCTGCGGCAGCTCGGCGCCACGCCCGAGACTCTTGATGGCGCCGAGGTCCTTCTCAAGCGACACGGCGGGCGCGTAGTCGGGGCCCGTGACCAGATTCTGGAGCGCCTGCAGACCAGGGGACAGCTGCTGCTGCCCGACGGGCATCCGGTGCAGCGCCTCGTCGAGCATCGGCCGCAGCGCACCCTTGATCTGCCGCAGGTCGACCGGCAGCTGCATCGCTTGCATCACGGGGACAGGCGTGCCACCCGGCATCCCCATGAAGCCAGTCCCTGGACGCGTCCCGACCTGCACCTGCACGGTGTTGGCTGGGTCTGTCGCCACCTGTTCGAAGTTCTGGTAATGCCCCCGCATGTCGGTGTGTCTGTCGACGATGTAGTCCTCGATCCCGTGCTGAATGCCGCGACCCGCCAACTCGGGCGACGTAGGGACAGGCGACACACGCCCCGCCAGACGCTCCCCCGTCGCTTCCAGCTGCTGCCCCTGGAGGAGTCGACGGTTGCGACTAATCCGTGACCCCGGGAGGGTAGCCCCGGACGTGCGCTCCAGGTTGCGCGCCAGCGTGCTCCCACTGGCCGTCGGCGCGTCGACGAACACCCCTTCGCGATGACCCAACGCGACCGCGGCGGCTTCTTCTGGCGTCAGCCGCGGACGGAACAGCGGGCGGGCGAGGCGGCCTTCCATCAGCTCCGGCCCGAAGGCCTGCAGGCCGACATCGGTGAGCGCACCAGCCATTTCCGGCCACTGGCCGGCGTTGGCGTAGTCGGCGCTCTGCTTCAAGCGCTCGCCGACGACCGGAATGGCGCTCACCAGCTCCTGGTTCGCCGCGCCGACGTCACCCTGCACGAACCGCTTGCCTGCCTCACGCAGGTGCTCGCCGGTGGCTTCACCGACCGCCTGGCCCATCGCCCCCGGTCCCTGGTAGAGCGCTTTGGCTCCTGCCCACAGCTTTTTGGGGTCGAGCGCCGACAGGGCTTGCCGGCCGTAGCGGACCGCCGTCCGCGCGAGGGCGGCCCGCGGGTCCATCGGCGCGGAGCCCACGTTGGGCGCGTCGGTGAGGATGTCGCCCAGCTGCGCGAGGTAGGGGTGCTGCTCGTCGAAGCCCTTGGGCGGCGGCTCGCCGACCTGTGGCGAAGCGGGCGGCGGCACCGCAACGGCGCCGGGCCGACGTGCGGGCGCGGGCGCAGACGCGGGCTTCAGCTGACCGAGGACCTTCTGGACGTAAGGGTCAGTGACCGATGTCGGCGCCTGCGGGCTGGCGTTGTAGTGGCGCAGTGCCATCACCACGTCGCCATTGTTGCGGGCGATGAGGTCGCGCAGCTCCTCGATGCCGCCGCGGATGTTGTCGGCCGGGTCGTCGGGGTTGACGTTGTGGCGCGCCATCGTCTCCGGCATCAGCTGCATGATGCCGCGCGCACCCGTCGGCGAGACGGCAGCCGGGTTCAGGCTCGACTCGGTCATCGCGACAGCCCTCGCGAGGCGCGGGTCGACCTGATACTTGGTGGCGATGCCCGTGATGACATCGTCCCAGTTCGCGGGGGTACCCCTGTCGTCAGCCATTACTGATATGGCTTTCCCTGGTGATGCAGCACACCGTTCACCATCGTCCACTCAGCTGGGGCCGCACCAGCTCCCGACGCAGACGGAGCCGGCGGAGCCGTCCCGACAGCCGCCTGTGGCCGCTTCACGCCGCCCCCGAAGATGAAGCCGGGGTCGATGTTGTGCGCTGCGGCGCGGTCCTCAATGCGTTGCCGCTCGTCGTCGTTGTAGCTCGACATGCTAGCGAGGAACTGTCGCGCCGTCTCGGCCATCGCCTTCAGGTCCCCTTCGGGCACGCCCGCGCCGCCGCCGACCCACCGGCCGTAACCACTCCCCGGAGGACCGGGCTCCCAACCCTTGCCAACGTAGCGCTCGTACATCCCCTGGATGCGCGGGATGATGGCCAGGCCGGCCGCCGAGCGGTCATACTCCGACTCGCGCACGACCGAGGTCGGGTCGAGGATCTTCTGGAAGGTCACGAGGACCGCCTGCGTGGCACCGAGGGGGTCCTGGCTGAGACGCTTGAGCCCCACGTCCATCAGGCCGAGCTGCTGCTGCATCGTGCGCTGCGCCTTGTTGCGCGTCTCCCACTTGGTGTTCAGCTGCTCGATCAGTTTGGACTTGAGCGGGGTGATGACCGCCGAGTTGTTTTCAAGTTCGGCCGCGCGGAGCTTGGCCTCCGCGTTGAAGAGCTGTTCTTCCCGCAGCACGATGCCGCGCTCCCTCGGCGTCAGGCGGCGCTCCACCGCCACCGGGTCCTCGCCGGGCTTGCCGAATTTCTCCGCCGCCAGCTCTTCCCGTTTGCTGTAGCTGCGGGTGGGTAGTTTGGTCGCCGGTCGCGCGTCGGGGGGCAACGGCTGGCCGGCCTGGTCGAGATAGCGCCCCGTCCGCACGTCGTAGGAGGCGAAGTCCTGCGTCACCTGGCCATCGGCGCCGACATACTCGACCGTCATCGGCTTGAACGCTGCCCCGCCAGCCGCGCGCGTCTTGCTGCTGGCGATGAGCTGCGCAGCCCACTTCTCCGGGTTCACTTCGCCGGAGCGCCGCGCGACATCGACCAGGGCCTGATACTCGCCTGTCTCCTTGGCGCGCGCGATGTTGACCGCTGTCTCCTCCGCCGTCGGGAAGGCCTGCGGGAGCCCATACACGGGTGTCCGTGTGGTAGTGGTGAGCGACTCGGGCTGCCGGGCAGCTCCGGCCGGCGGTAGCGCACCGCGCAGCTGGTCCGGTCCGACCTGGGGAATGTCCGGCGGGGGCGGTGGCGCGGCGAGACTCTCGGGCGGCGCGCCGGTCGGTGGCGTCGCGGGTACCTGCGGCAAGGGCCCTGGCGGAGCCGGAGGCGGCCCTGGGAGCGGTGCCTGTGCCGCCGGAGGGGTAGCGCCAGGGGTCGTCGTCTGGGCCGTCGTCTGGGCCGCTGGAGCGGCCGTAGGAGGCAGCGTCGGCAGATAGCCGGCGGTCTGTGGCGGGGTCACGTGTGTCTCCACGTCCTCGCCCAGCTGCTGCGGCGTATTCAAGTAGTTCAGGAGCTTCGGGTAGACCGCGTTCCCCTGCATCTCGCCGATCCAGCCCTTCAGGCCGCCAGCGCGTTTACGCGGCTGAGTGGTCTGGAGCATCCCGGTCGCCGCCATCGCCCGAATCTCCGGGTCCTGCGAATTGAGTAGCGCCTGGTAGACCGTCGCCTCGCGCGCGTTGGCCGCAACCGCTTCGTCCCGCTGCTCCTTCTCAATCTCGTGCGAGCGGTTCTGGTAGCCCGTGACCATGCCTTCCAGCCAGCCCATTGCGTGCTCCTCAGCGATTGAACGCGTCGATGACGTCGCGCGTCAGGCCGCCCCAGGCCTCTCCGGCCTTCGACCCCTGGCCCGCCGCCCACTGCCGATTCTGTGCGCCGCCGGTGAGCGCGCTGTTGTAGATGCTCCCGGCCGTACCGTAGAGCGGCGCTGCCGCACGCGTGCCTTCCACGCCAAGGTTCCCCAGCGCCTCGGCGGCCTTCGGTTGGACGCCCGTGACGAGGCCCGCCAACCCGCTGGCGCGCTGGCGATTCAGCTCGCCGCGCTGGACGTCGCGCGCGGCGCCGCGCACGCCAGACTGCTCCAGTGCGCGGTTGGCGCCGCGGTAGGTATCGGTCAGGGCCGCACGACTCGGCGCCACGGCCTGCGACATCGCCGCTCGGTTGCCCTTCAGGAGCGTCTGGTAGTAGCTGCCCGCGTCGCGCAGGTAGGGCTTGCTCTCGCCGATCGCCGCGTCGGCCGCACTGGCCGCACCGCCAGCCACCTTGTTCGCGTTGGCCAGGGCGGCGAGTTCCTCCGGTGAGCGTCGCATCGCCTGGTCCTGCGCGCGCTTGGCCATGTAGCCGCTGATGAGCGACGAGCCGACGCTGCCGGCAACCCGACCGACGGGACTCCGCAGGGCGCCCTGGACCGCACCTAGCGCACCCCCGCCCCCAGCCGCCGCGGTACCCACCGCTCCAGACGGCGCCAAGCCAGCGACCGTGCCGGTCGCCGTCGGCACGGTGATCGTCGACGGCAGGACTGCGCCGCCGGCCCCCGCCGCGCCTGCACCACCGGCTCCACCCCCGCCACCAGCGCCAGCCGCGCCGGCCGCACCCCCGCCGCTGAACGCGCCGGTAGCCGCTAACCCACCGACTGCCGCCGCACCCGTCAGCGCCCCGACGGTAATCCCCGGATGGCGCTTCCAGTACGGGTCTTCTTTCCTGGTCCCGCTGGGGTCGTGGTGCCAGTTCTCCGGCAGATGCTCGACCGGTGTGCCAGCGCCCTGCGTTCCATAGTTGCCCGGCATCCCCGCGGCGTACTCAGGATGCTCTTTGAGAATCTCGGTCCATGCCTGGCCCGTCCGCGCCGTGCGTTCGGGACCGGTGCCGAGGTAGTCCTCCCAGGAGGCGTAGTTGGCGAGCTGGCTGTCTGGGATCGATGCGAGTCCCGGATAGCGCCGTCGGAGGGCGGCGATGTCTGTCGACACCGTCGCGCCTGGCGCGCCGAGCAGCCGCACGTAGTTCGACGCGTTGAGCTGGTCCGGCCGAGTCCCGACGGTTAAAGCCATAGTCCCTTCCCTTTACGTCCAGCCGCCTGTGGGGTAGCCCGTCGTCGGGGGGGTCGTATAGAGCGCCGGCTCTGGCAGCAGGTCGTGACTGGCAAAGCCTGCGTTGCCGGGCCGGGCTCGCTCTTCCATGTAGGCGTCCCACCCCTGATACCACTTGGCATCGCCACCCTGCCACGGGTCCTGCACGACAGCCAGCCAGTAGCTGTAATCGTCGCGGCTCCAGTGGAACAGGCTCGCCTTGATGTCCGCTTCCATCGTGGTCGGGTCGATGCTCATCGGAATAATCGGCTCGCCGTGAGACCCCGGACCAGTCGCCGGCTCGCCTGGTGACAGGCCACCCCCCGCCGCGCGTTCGCCGGCCGTCAGCTGCGCTTCGCCCGTGGCATCGATGGCGGCCTGGTGCGCCGCCGCGATCTCGGCGTCCTGCTCGTTGGTCCGCGTGACCACGCGTGTCAGCGTGCCTTCGGCCGCCTGGAGCCGCCCTTCCAGGTCGAAGACGCGCTCCCACAGGAGCCGCACCGACTGCTGCGCGCGCCAGTCCGCGATGGTGTCGACATGCGGATATTGGCGTTTGAGGGCCTTCACAGCCACTTCGATGACAGGGGTCATCCTCCCACTCCCGGACTGGCGGTCGTGCTCCTGGCGCCACCTCCGCTCGTCTGAGCGGCCAATACGGCGTGGGTCATGGGTCTGCTTGGATCCTGGTCGTCGTTACCGAAGGGCTGGACGATGATCGAGTCGTAGGCGCCCCAGGGCTGGACGGCCACGGTCGTCTCGTCGCGATATAGCCAGAAGGCCGTCGGCGCGGTGAGGATGTACTTAATCAAGACGCCCTTGCCGGCGCGGAAGCCCGGCAGAAAACGACGCTGCTTCATGCCGTCAGTCGAGGGGATGGTGTAGTCCTCGATCACCGTCCCGCCCGTCTGGTTGTTGTGCATGATGGTTCGCAGGTTCACCTCCGTTGTCGATTTCAACGTGACGTGCGCCCACAGCGGGTAGAACCAGCCCGGGAGGCCATGGTTGGTCTCCTGCGTCTCCCAGCGCGTGAGCTGGAAGGGCTCCTCGTCGAAGAGGGGCTCCGCGGTGTAGAGGCGCCCTGGGTTGGCATCGACCGGGAACATCCGCCAGACGCGGCCGAGGTGCTGGTCGGTGAGCGCGATCTGCACGACCCGCCGGCCGGTGGTGTTTACCGTCAGGGTCTCGACGGTGACGCCATCGACTTCTACCTGGACGGCCTTGTCCTGGCCGAAGGTGTCACATTCGAAAATCACGGCCTTCAGCCACTTGTCGGCGTGGGTGCCGAGGATGCTGAAGTTCTGGTTCCAGTTCGCCTGCCCGCTCGGTTCCTCGTCCAGGTGCCATCGGTGGGTATAGAGCAGGCCATCGTTGTCATCGATGGCGCGGAAGCGCAGGACGTGGCCGCGCCCCCAGGGCAGCGTCAGGTGAACGACCGCCCGACCGTTGGCGACGACCGGCCAGTAGGACAGGCCCGCCAGCGTGTTGAGCAGCTGCACGCCGTCGACGAAGACCTCGATCTGCTTCTCCTGGCCGAAGGTATTGCAGTAGAGGTCGAGGCCGGTGTAGTAGACATCCCACTGGTTTTCAAAGTGGACGTCCCACTTGCTGATGCGCGGCGGCTCCTCCAGGTAGATCCAGTCGGCGCGGTAGAGCAGCCACGGCACGCAGTCACCCGGGTCGGGCCGGATGCGGACCATGTTCGCGGAGACCGCCGGCCAGGAGAACTTCAGCTTGTGCCGGTTACCGGCCAGCACCTCCAGGGTGGCGATGAGAAAGCGCTGCCCCAGGAGGTCGCCCTCGATGAAGACGGTCTTCGGGACGCCGCCGGTGTCGCAGTCGAGGGTGATGCCGGTGACCCAGGTCTCGTCGGCGTAGTTCAGGTCGTCCCAGTTGGTGACACGCGTGTTGGTGAGGTCGGGCTGTAGCGTGATCGCGTAGCCGAGCTGATAGAGGCTCATCGGATCGTTCGACGTCGAGCCGGAGAAGCTGCCACTGAGATGACAGCTCAGCGAGTGCGCCTTCTGCGGATTGGCGCCGAAGGTGTGGACGAGGAACCGCGCGCGGCCGTCGCCACCGCTGACCCCGAGTGCCGCGTCGCTGACGTTCTCCTCGTTGAAGAACACCTGGACCGAGATGTCGGTCGACTGCGGGTCGGCATCGAGGAAGATGTCGCCGTAGAGCTTCTCCTCGCGCCGGCCACCACTCATCGCCCCGGTCCGCAGATACCAGTTGATCGCCTGCCCATCGTCGTCCGGCCCGTAGTGCGTGTAGACCTTGCCCGTGCCCTGGCCGCCAATCAGGAGCAGGTCCTCGTCCCGCCCCTCGACGCAGGCGTTCGGCCGACCGAAGTTGTAGTGCCGCCAGAACTTTTGGAGGATCGAGTAGACGAGCACCTGCCGCCCACCCAGCCGGTCGACATACTGGAAGTAGAGCGCGTTCTCCCAGACGGTCAGGCGCAGCTCGTTCGGTTGGGTCTTGTCGATCCACTCGTAACCGTTGACCGTGAAGCCGTAGAAGAGCGGGTTGATGGTTTCCGAGAGCCACTCCTCCGGCCCACCCTGCGTCGCGAAGACGCCGTCCTCGGCGACGAAGTAGACGATGCCGCCGGGGCCGACGCAGAAGGCCCAGCGCCCGAGCAGGCCGCGCGTGCAGAGCGATGGGGACGCCGTCACGCCCCCCGCCTGGCCGGTCAGGTTCGGGTAGATGAAATACAGCCGGTGGCGACTGAAGACGAAGCCCTGATGGCCGGCGAGGCCGCCGTGCATCAGCTCCTCGCTCGGCGGGCAGACTTCGACGTTGCCGCTGGCCGACCAGTGGTCCGGCGCGTCCGGCATCGAGAAGTAGAGATGCCCTGGGCGGCGCGGGTCGCCGCAGGCGAAGAGCATCCCCTCCAGCGGGCCCCAGAGCGCGGGGACTGCCTGGTTGAGGACCGCGTCCCCGTTGTCGTCGACGGTCGGCACGGGCTGGAAGTGGTCGATCGGGATCGGGTCGGTGGCCACGATAGCGTCGTCGGTCAGGTCGTCGACGAAGACACCCCCGTCGCTGTCGTTCATGCCGCAGTACATCCAGTCGTCGAACAGGCTCCCGCCCCGGCGATAGATGCGCTGGCGCACCGCGCCGTCGCCGTAGGCCGGGGGGTCGACCAGGACTTGGCTGCGCGCGGCGTCGAGCATGGTGGTCTGCTCGTCGCTGCCATTGCTCTCGGCCCCCGTGCGCGGGTCGTAGTTAGTCGCCTTGTAGTCGTACTGCTGGTCGCCTGGCTGGACGGTGTCGGGGCCAAAGCCGCCGTAGAGGTAGAGGTCGTCGAGGCTGACCAGGACGTCCCGCTCCTCCTCGGTAATACGCGTGCGGACGTAGAGGATGACACCAGTGATGGTCGCCCAGCCGCGGTCCGGCGAGCTGCCGATGCGCTGGAAGTCGCCGCGCCGCAGCGGCGAGCCGAGGACGCCGTAGCTGAACCACTGGTGCGCGCCGAGCCCGAGCTGGAAGCTCGGGGCGCGGTCCGGGTCGGTCTCAGCGCGGCGCGCTTCCCAGCTGTCGCGGTTGTCCTTGAAGGCGCGGTCGTGCGCGTCCTTGTCGCGGATCGCCTTGATGCGCGCGGCCTCGGCCGCCTCGACCTGCGACATGGCCGCCTGGACGAACTGCACGTAGTCGTTGGCGCGGAAGGCCTTGACGTAGGCGTCGCCGTTGGCGGCGATGTCGCTGGCGGTCCCCGGCAGGACCGTCGCGTCGAAGGTCTCGCTGCAGACCAGGTAGATCCGAAGTTCTTCGATCAGCTGCGGATGACTGAGCTTCATCCAGCCGTGAACCAGGTCGTCGTCGGTGGCGGCGACCGTCTCGCTCCCGCCCACCTTGGTGAGGATGGAGAGGTCGCGCGAGACTCCGCAGCCCCACCAGCTGTCGTAGGTCGTGTCCACCGTGCTTCCCGCACTGGTCGTGCCGGAGACGCCAACGCTGGGGTCGGGCGGCGCGCTGGTGTCTTCCACCATCGCCGCGGGCGTGTCGGTGGCGTGGCTGTGCATGTCGAGGCCAGGCACAGCCGTCCAGGCGCCAAACGCGGTCCCGTCGCTGTCGTCGCACATGGCGATACCGGTGCGGTACTCCGTCCCCAGGCTAGTCGTGACGGCGGCGCTCGGCTTCGGCAGTCCGATCGGCAGGGCCAGGCCGTCGGCGCGGATCTTGGCCATCTTCGTCCGGTCGGCGACGAACATCCAGGGGTCGCCACTCTGCGGCGGCCGGTGCGGGAGAAACGTCACCGGGTCGCCCGAGTAGCCGCTATCGACGGTCGTGGGAGTCGTCGGCGCATGGAGCGGGTCTGGGTCGACTGGCCCCTGCTTGATGGTCGTGCCGACACTGTAGAAGCGTGTGTGCGTGCCGGTGTGCGGGTTGCGAAGTTTGCGAAGCGCCCGCGTCGTCGCCCCGCTGCCGGTGAGCGCGTACTGGCGCTGGCCCTGGCGGATGGTCGCTTCGAACTCGTGCTCGTGCCAGATGTTGGTGAGCCGCGACCAGCCTTCCATCGCGTCGAGGCTGTCTTTCAGGTTCAGCCCGTTGACGCCGAAGCGGACGATCTGCGTTTCGAAGGGGGCTTCGAACTGGGCGCCGGTGACGTTGTTGCTGCGCCGTGTGATCTGTTCGGCCATCAGCTCGCCTTGAAACCAATCAGATGCATTTAGCTCCAATCAGACGCATCTAGCTCTAATCAGACCCATCTAGCTCCACCCGCCGAGGATGATCGACGTCGCCACGCGCGTCAGCTCATAGCGGCGGTCGCAGTAGTCGGCCCGCTCGACGTCGAGGAGACGCCCGACTTTGCGGAGGAGCGTCCCCAGGGCGCCGTACTTGACTGCGCTCACGAACTCCTCGGCGAGCGGCAGCACGGTGCCAGGGGCGTCACCCGTGACCTCCGGGGGGACCAGCACGTAGACGACGATGAAGGTGCCGTCGACGGCGGGCGTCGGCACGAGGCGGAGCGTCCGCATCTCGGTGTCGAGGTCAGCGTAGCCAATGGGGTGACCCGGCGTCGTCTCCCAGCCCGGCAGCGCCAGGTCGCTCTCAAAGCCATCGACTGGCCCGAGATTGTTGCCGCCACCCACCGGGTCGTACCAGCCGCAGTAGGCGGTCGCCAGCCAGTCGGCCGGCAGCGTGATCTGGGTCGTCCCGGCGGCCACCGCCTGGTAGGCGCCGGTGATCTGCAGATGCACGTCACGGCTGAGCGCACGGATGCTCGCGTTGACCGCGTCGAGCACCTCCACGCGTGTCCAGATGCCACTGGGCCACGTGTCGCCCCAGTCGGGCGGCTCGATGAGCGTGAGTTGCAGCTCGGCGAGCAAGGCGCGGTCGACCATCACTCCTGCTCCGTCTGGGCGTCGGCGGTGTGCCGGGAGAACTGCGTGGCGATGCCTTGGATCTGATTGGGCGCGTCCTTGGTCGGCCACAGGGGCCGACGGTAGTCGAGGCCGGCGAAGCGGCGATAAGCCTGGTGCTGTTTGAGCAGGCCGTTCTCTTCGGCCGCCGCTTTGAGGAAGGCATCGAAGTAGGCGCGGGTGGCCCGCCACCGGTGGCCGGCTTCCTTGAAGCTGGCGACGTGCAGCGCCATGTCGACGATGACGTCGATGATTTCCTCGCCCAGGTTGACGAAGTCCCCACCGTTGACCAGGACGGGCGTGGACAGCACGCCGTCGCCGAGCAGCGCGCCGAACGTCGTGCCGGTCCCAGGGAGCGTCGGCCAGATACTGATCCCGGTCAGCGAGATCGGAGCCCAGAGCAGCGGCCGGGTCGGCACGTCGCCGCCGCTGGCGGTGGTCTCCCCCGCCCAGCCCGGCCGCATCAGGCCGTATTCGGCGAGCGACGTCGGGTGGAGCGGGTCACCCGCGGCCGTGGTGACTCGCATGGCGTAGGTCATCGGCGCTGGCAGATGGACCTCGCTGACCGAGTTGATGATGTCGAGTGGGACGCGCGTGCGCCACCGGCCGGTCAGGAGGTTCCACTCGCGCAGGCTTTCGTTGAGCGCCAGGCGCGCCTCCTCAGCGGTCCAGAAGACGGTCTGGTCCCAGCGCTGCGCCATCACCAGCTGCAGGTCAACGAGGGTCGTGGCGGTGTAGGCCATGGGCTAGTCTCAGGTCAGAATACCGCTCTGACAACCCCCTCCGCCGCCACCACCGGGCGGCGGGGGCCCCGGTGGCAGCGACGGTTCTCCACCACCGCCGCCGCCTTCGCCGCTGCCACCACCTTCTCCGCCGCCACCGCCGCCAATGGTAATTAGGATGTCGCTATCCAGTTCGCCCAGGCGGGCACCGACACTGCCGACGACGGTAGAGACCGTCGCCACCACATACGGCGAGCCCGGGTCTGGCCCGTAGAGATACGTGCCGTCATCCGGGTTGTACCACCAGTAGCTTTCGATCCAGTCGACGATGAGGGCGTAATAGTTGGCCCCGATCGTGACGCCGTCGGCCGACACCGCGGGGTCACCAAGAAAGGCAGGCTTGAACGGGACCTCCGCCGCATTGACCGTCATCAGCCCCGCGTTGTTGGGCGAGCCTTGCCAGAAAAGATCCTCTCGTGTCCACGGGACGTGTGAGAGAGGGTGCTCGATGATCGGCGCGGTCTTAAATTCTGTGTAGCCGCTGCCGGTCGTGCCGGTCTCCCACGCAAACTCTGCCCCCCCAAACGACACCGGGAAGGGGTTGGCCGGGATGTTGTCGAACGTCATCCCGTTCCTCGGGTACCCGAGGTCCTCGGGGCCCCAGCCAAACTCCGTACGATCCTCGTTCGCAATGATGCCCGTCGACGGCTCCGACGACTTCAGCCACGCCACGAACTGAATCGAGACAATGGGCGCCCCCGGCTGGATGATCAGCTCGTCCTTGAAGAAGGCACTGCCTATCGGCGCACCGGGGTCGTAGTGTTCCGTTGGCGGTTTGGTGTAAGTGATCGCTCGTCCGTCAGGGGTCTTCAGACACTGACCGCCGTCGAAGTCCCCGACGAGCGCGTACGCCGAATCGTAGTACGGTGACGCGGGATCGTAGCGGTTATTCAGGTTCCAGGGGCCGACGAAGGTGATCCAGTAGGTGGGCGAGTCGTCGTCCAGGTAGGGCCAGACGAACAGCGTCGTGATGGTGCCAACCGGGAGGGTGCTCGGGGGGATAGGCACGGCTACTCCGGCGCTCCACCCGCCGGCTCCAGCGCGACGTGCGGCGTGACGATGATCAGCGTGCCGGCCGCGATCGTCACCGGCCCGCCGAAGCGTTCGGCCATCACCACTTCCCCCGACACATCGGTGATGTAGTACCCGTAGGCGTTCCCGCCGGTCCCCGTGAACCCGAACGACTGCGCCGGGTACTCGATGAGGGGCGGGTCACCCGGCGTGACGACCCAGTTCGTGGGGGCGAGTGCGATGCTGGCGTAGCCGCCCGCCGTCACCTCCACAAAGGAGGACGCGGTACTCGTGCTGGCGGGCGAGATGTCGTTGGCGAAGAGCCGAAGCTGCCACGGCGCTTGCGTGGGGAGGGAGCCGGTCCATACGGAGAGCCACAGGACTTCCCCGACGTTCGGGACGACGGCGGCCATCTCAGTCTCCCAACAGCGAACCCAGCGACAGGCGTGGCGTCACCTTGATGGTGTCGCCAGCGGCCGGATAGTGTGGCGGGCTCTCCAGTCGCTGCGCGAGCACGATCTCCCCAGCGCCGTCCACGATGTAGTAGCCGAAGATGGTGCTCGGCCAGTTGGTCGCACCCGTGAATCCGAAGAGCTTCTGCGGCTGCAGCGCAACCGACGGCGCACCGGGGGTGAAGGTCCAGTCCGCCGGCTGAAGCACCGCCGGGGCGTAGCCGCCACCGGAGACTTCCGTCAGGGACGCGGCAGTCGTGTCGCCCGTCGGCACCACGTCGTTCTCGTACAACCGCAAGATCCACAGCAGCGTCGCGGCGGTCTGTCCAGTCCAATTTGCCAGCGCCGTAGCTGCCGCGACATTCGGGACGACGGCCATGACCGCTCAGAAGGGCACGCCGAGGATGGTGAGCGTCGCCCCGGCGCCGACCGCGTAGAAGTCCGAGAGCTTGAGCGGACCCGTGTCGAAGGGGCCGATCGAGAGCGGGCTGGTCGCCGCCGCCGCGAGCTTGAGGCCCGTGGCGGTCGTGACCGTGTTGTCGCTCCCAAGGAAGGCGTCCGCCGAAGTGACGAGCAGCAGCTGGCGGAACGGGATGTTCAGCGCCTCGCTGCCGCCGAAGGGATCCGAGAGGCGCTTCACCGTCGCGGCGAGCGCGATCTGGTAGGTCTTCACCATGACACGCGTGCCTACGTCTTGTCGATCGTGCCGGGGTTGCGTTCCTTCAGGTCCGGCGGGTCGTCCGGCTTCTGGTTCGGTTCGAAGCGGTTCGGGACCGACGGCAGCCCGCTCACCGAATTGCTCGCCTCGCTCTTGTCGAAGTAGGGCACAGGCAGGTCGGACCAGAGCGGCTTGCAGGCGTTGCCGTGCTCGTCGCCGCCCTCGGCGTTCGGGTCCGAGCCCGAGCTGGTGATCGTGTCGCCACTCAAGTCGGTCGAGATCGGCATCCCGGGGTCATCCCAGAAGGTTTTGATGTCAGCCATAACCACCTCACCAGGCGACGGCATCGGTGGCCCGCTCGCTCGGGCTCCCCGCGCAGTCGCAGTCACACAGCGTCCAGCTGTCCCACAGGTCGTCGGGATACTGCTCGTCGTCGCGGAGGCTGAGCATCTGGACGCCGTACTTGAACTCGTCCGCCTTGGTCTTCGCCAGCCCCGTGTTGAAGTAGGGGTTCGGCTTCTCGCCCGTGCCCGGCCAGAGCGCCGCTTGCGCCAGGGCGCCCGCGATGAGCACCTCGCCGCCATCGGCCAGTACACCGGTGAGCACCGAGGTGTCGTCGAGCCGAGCGCCCTGGCGGTTGTAGACGGCCGTCAGCGTGGACGCGCTCCCGTGCGGGTAGACCAGGTAGCGCGCCTGGCCCACCGTCGGGGGCGTCACCGAGGGCGACGCCGCGACCAGGGCGGTGACCGGGCCGGTGGCGACGTTCGCCGGGTCCGTACAGCCCAGCTCCGCGAGCGACTTGTCGAAGCAGATGCGAACCTGCCGACTCTTGTCGACCACGACGCGGAAGCTGGCGAAGTCGGTCGGCAGCGTCACGTAGAGGTCGGACGTGAGGATCGGCAACGTGGCCTCGCCGCGCATGAAGCCCCAGCGACGCGCCGCGAGGAGTTGCTTCCAGGCCGCATTCACCCACTCGCGCGCGAGGAAGGTCGGCGCGGCTGGACAATACAGCCGCACCGTCCGCCAGCAATCGCCGTAGGTGAACGCGGGCATCTACGACCCGATGATTTCCATCTGACAGCTGAAGCCCGAGAGGTCGGTCCCGTTAGCCACCTCCGCCCCAGGCGCCGAGAACCATTGGACCTTCTGGGTCGCCGAGTTCCAGGCCACCACACGCGTGTTCACCCCCGCGGCATCGAGTGCGGGGGTGAAGCTGGCGACGACGATCGTCCCCAGCCCGAAGGACGCGGGAGTGGCCGCCTCCCCACCCGTGGCGTAGAGCGTGGGTCCACTCCAGCGTGCGACACGACGGAGGAAGTTGCCGGTGTTGTCGAAGTAGTTGCCGACGCGACGATCGACAGGCATGGTTCCTCCTTCCTACGTCGTCTCAGGCAGGTCGAGGTCGACCAACACGCGCGCCTCGCTGGCGAGCCTGGTGAGCGGCGTCGAGACCCGACCGAGGGGGACGTTGGTCGGCGCGGTGCCCGCAGCGATGCGCGCGCCCTTGCCGGCGGTGGCCGCCGAGCCGATGACGGTGTCGCCAACGGCTGCCGCGGTGCTGTCGGCATCGACCAGCTTCGGATAGCCCGGGCCGGCGAACTGGACACACGTGTAGTTGCCCTTGGTGACCAGGTTGTTGAAGATGCCGGCGACCGCGTTCAGGTTGGTGTTGACGGTGGTGACGAGGTACTGGGACTTGTCGACCCAGTAGGCGACCGCGCCCGGGAAGGGGCCGACGGTCATCGTCGAGTCCGTCTTCACCAGCTGGTAGCGCTTCGACGAGCCGGTCTTCGGTGGCGCCCCGCGCCCCGTCGGCTGGATGACGGTGAAGCGGCTGCCCAGTAGGCCAGGCGCGTGGAGAGTCGGCGTGTCCTCGCCCTCGGGGTTGCCGCTCTGGAGGTAGACGGCCGGATTCTCAAAACGATTCGGCATGGCGGCCTCCTAGCTGCCAATCCCGTGGATGACGCGCGAGAGTCGCAGCGCCTTCACGGTGAGGTTGCCGGCGTAGAGGATCTGGCCGGAGACCTGGTTGTCCTCGCGCGCACCCTTGAAGCCGGTGAAGCCGAAGGCGAACTTGCGGCTTTGCGCGATGTAGAGACGGATGTAGGCGTCGTCCCCCTGGGGCCCGAAGTTCAACCACCAGAAGGTCTCGTTGGGGGCGTAGTAGTTGCCCAGGTCGTCGTCGTTGACGCCGTCGGCGCCAGGGCAGTACTGCGACATCATGATCGTCGCTTTGTCGAACTTCATCCCCGGCCAGTTGATCTCCGGCTGGGTCGTGTCGATGATCTGATGCGGGAGGAAGTTCTCCGAGATGTAGCCCATGCAGCGGTTGGTCGTGATCGCGGTGGCCGGCGCCTCGTTGCCGATGATCGTGCTGTAGTAGCTGTGCCGCAGGACCCGGTAGGAGATGGGGTTGCCGCCGAGGTTCGCGGCGACCAGGCCGGTCGGCGCGGTCAGCGCGGGCGCCACGTCCACACGCGTCTGGCCGCCATAGCTCGGGAAGACGTTCCCGGTCCAGGTCGGGTCGGCGCCGTTGGTGAGCGCCTCCTCCAGGCCGTTGATTTCCATCGAGCGGTCGTCGCCGACGATCGGCTGGCCGTGGTGGAAGGCGGCGATTTCGAGGATGGCGGACATGGTCAGGCTGGCCTGCGCCATGTCGGTGCGGATGACCGAGAAGGCCGCCCGCGGCCCGGCCATCTCGACTTCCAGGTCTTCCAGAAATTCGGTGACCGTCACCTGGTAGTAGCGGGGGCCGAAGAGCAAGCCGGTGCGGGTCTGCCGGCGCGTGATGTCGAACGTCCCGCCCTTCCGGTACGAGCCACCCTTCATCGGCTTGTACATGAAGTTTTCTTGAATCTGCGGGCCGATCCACTTCCGGTTGAAGCGGCCCTTGGCCATGGCGATGAACGGCCCGGCCTTGAAATAGCCATCGACGACACCCGGCTCGATTTCGCGGGTCACCGTCGTGTTGACATCGTCCAGCTGAATGGGCACGGGGGCCCTCCTGTGTTATGAGCCGCGCGCAGACTGCAGCCGTTCGTATTCGGCGACGGCCGTGTCGAGCGTGTGTGCGGCGGTGCCATCCTTCGTCGCGAGCACGTCGAGCGGCGAGGACTCGGAGCGCAGGGGGAACGGGTGGGTCGACTGACCCTTGGTCCGTTCCAGCAACCGCTTCTCGACCTCGTCGTTGATGCGTTTGTCGTCTGCCTCTTTGGCCTTGGCCTGCAGCTGCGGCCCGTAGCGCTCGACGTAGGCGTCCTGGAGCGAGAAGATTCGTCCGGGCTGACCGGCGATTGGGCGGCCGACCTTGGGGTTCTGAACCAGTTCAAGCGCGTCGAGCGGCTCGCCGAAGATCGCCATGTGCCGACCGGCCTGCGAGGCGATGAAGGCGGAGACCGCGATGTAGTCCTTCCCCGCGCTGTTCACGGCCTCGTCGGCCAGCCGACGCACGTCGTCTTCGGTGATCGCCGCGAGCAGCGCCGGGTTGGGATTCGGGTTCGGATTCGGGTTCGGATTCGGGTTCCCACCCCGCTCCTTCGCCTTGTCGAGCGCGTCTTTGTTCACGGCGTACCACTCGTTCAACCGCTCGTAGTGCTCGTTCAGGGCGACCTCTTTGTCCCGAAGCCCGTCCATCGATTTGCTGTAGTCGGCGCGGGCCAGCGTGCCGTCGCCCATCAGGACCACGGCCTCCTTCGCCTCCGCCGCATCAAAGACCGTCTTCGCCTGTGCCTGCAGCTCCGTCGGGAGCTTGGCGAGCACGCCAGCGAGGAACGACTGACCCGACTCAAACGCACCCATGTGTCACTCCCTCCGCGAAGGCCAGCGCTCCCTCCATCCCTCCGCTCGCGCGGGCGAGGATGTGGACACGCCTCTCCACGTGTTTGGCGTTCTGCCTACACCGACCCGGGTCCGGCCACACCCTGGTCGATTCCGCCGCCTGGGAACGCCGGCCCTGGCGCCGTCGGCGAGACCGGCCCGGCGCCGGCCTGCATCAGATCCGCGAGATATTGCTGAATCATGTCCTTGATGAGCGCGAGCTGTGCCCCCTTGTCCGGGGTGATCTGCGACCAGGAGTCCAGGAGGTCGGACATCGACTGGGCCGACTGGGTGATGCCAGTCAGGACCTCGGGCGGCATCTGGGTCGTGGGGAGCTGACTGGCCAGCCCCTTCATCGAGAAGGGGTCGCCTCCGCCTCCGCCCATCGGCGTCGGCGAGGGTGGCGGCTGGTCGAGTGCCGTGCTGCCAGGGGTCGGGCCGGTGCCAGGAAAGCCCGCGCCAGCGGGGAAAGCCATTAGCTCCTCCGTCTTGAGAGTGACCGTGTGCGACGCACATCTCGCGTGGGAGCCACGTCTCGCGCGGACGTGTCGGCGAACAGGCGCGTTCCCTCGGAGATGGCCCGCGGGGTCGCCAGGCCCCCACGCACTGGCCGGTCGAGACCGACCTCTTCATCGAAGCTGCGGCTGCGCGTCTTGGCCGGCGCGAGCGGCGGCGTGGGCGGGGGACCAAAGAAACTCTCGCGGTTCCGGACGCCCCGCCGCCCGAGGTCGTTGATCTTCAGGACCAGTTCGTCCCCCGTGGCGCGCGCCGGTGGGACGTCATCGTCCTTAGCCATCAGTACCGCCCGCCGCCGCGCATCGACTTCTGCGCCGGACTGAAGCCCTTCTTCTGGAAGCCGCCCTTCTTGCCGAACGGCTTGCTCTTCTTCTTGCTGGACATGGGCGGCGGGGGGCCGCCCCCCTCGTCTGCCGGGGGTCCGCCGAACGGTCTACCGAAGGCCATCACGCGACTCTCTTTCCGCGGTATACCGCGCGGTAATTCAGCTTGCGAATCTCGGCGAAGCACACGACCCGCGCCGCACGGACCTCAGGCGCGATCTGTCCGCGCTGCAGGCGTCCTTCTTCGACCGCTGCGAGGCGCAGGATTGCGTCAGCCTGCGGACGCTTGATCACGAGGTACGGGTAGACCAACCGGATCACACGAAGCGCTTGATCGCAGGCAACGCGGAAACACCATGACGGTTTGCGATTGCTCCTGGCGTCGTGGCGAGGATGAATTTGTCCGAACGGCAATCGCTCGCGCAACCACGCCAGTAGGTTGAGATCGATGTTGGTGATCTGGAGGTGCGGACGCACCCAGTCCGGCCGGCCGCCACGCGTGAACAGGCCGATGCAACCTTCCCCGTCGATGATTCCAGCCAAGTACGCGATCTCTTCGGTCGTCATCGCCGTTTGCCCGACAAGCTCCGTTTCGGCCCGTGCCACTTCTTGCCCAGCTCGGGCTTCTTGTTCGCGGTGGCATAGAAGACGCGCTCGCCCTTCTCGCCCCCGTACTGGCTCCGCATCGAGCGGAGGACCTTGGAGCCGGAGTCGGTCAGCGGCATGACGGGCTAGCGTCGGAGGAGATCAGGGGTTTGTCTAGCCCCCCTTTGTCTAGCAGCGGCTACAGCGATCGGCACGCGTGCCGTCGAGGCGACCTCCGCAATCGCGGCAGACACCACGCGCGCGATTCGCCGCTCGACGAAGTCGGCGCTGCTCGTTCCTGACGGCGCAGCAGACTTGACACCGCCACCCGCTGCGACGCTTCACACGCCCGCAGATCGCGCACCGCTCGGCCTGAAGCTGCTTGTACTGCCACTGGGTTTGGCGAGAACCGATCACTTCTTCGACTCGCTCACGGTCGTGCGGCCGTCGGATTTCTCTTCCTGGTGTGGGGGTTCCTGGCCACTGGCCTTACGGCCGGCCGGGCTGACGGTTTGGCCGATCCCCATCATGGCCTGCGCCTGGAGGCGCTCGGTCACCGTGACCGGGACGCGCAGCTCCATGATCTGCCCCGACTGCGGGTCCATCTGGAAGGTGCGGCCGGAGGCAGGGTCGGTGTACTGCGGCAGCGGCATCGCGCCAGCGACCATCGCCTGCATCGCGCCGGGCGTCTGCTGCACCTGCTGCAGGATCTGCGGCATCACGTCTGGTGGGGGTGGCGAGAGTGGGGGCAGCGGCACGGCCGGCGGCGCACCGACGTTGGGGGTTTCCAGCGTCTCGTGCAGCGACCAGAAGTCGTAGTAGCCCATGCGCGAGAGCTGCACGCGCATCATCTTGCGCTCGGTGGCATCCATGGCCAGGACGCTGTTCGGGGCGACGACGAAGATGAACTGCTTGTGGAACCACTGCGCGCGCTCGTCGCGGGTGGTGGTCGTCGCGTCCAGCTCCGGCGTGTAGCCGGGCTGGCCAGGCATGAGCGCGGGCACGAAGTTGTCGGGGTCGAAGTCGAACTCGTCCAGCGTCTGGCCGCCGGTGCCGAGGACCTGCAGGCGCTTCTGCTTGGAGAGGAACTGGAAGTAGTTGATCTTCACCATCTCGCTGAAGTCGCGCAGGAACAACTCGACCTGGCGAGCCTCGCTGCGAATCTCGGGGGTCAGGGCCTCGTAGTACTTCTGAATCGTGTCGGCCGCCGGCATCTGGCGCAGCTGCAGCAGGGCCGACAGGTTGGCGGTGCCCGAGAGGTCGGTAAACTTCTGGGTCAGCTTCTCCCACATCTCCAGCCCGAGCTGGATGATGCTGGGGTTGGGGCCGTCCTCCTTCTTCCACGGGTCGCCGAAGCCCGGCATGACCTTGACCCGCTTACCTGGACGGCGCGGGTCCATCAGCTTCATGGTCGACTCGCTGACGGCGTTTCTGTTGTAGACGACGTCGGGGTTCAGCCACTGCTGCATCGCCAGGCGCACGTCCTGGACGGTGTCGTTGATAGCGTCCTGGAGCGGCAGGAGGTCGTTGAAGAGGGGGATGCCCAGGAACTGCCAGGGGACGCTCCAGAGCTTCATACGGCAGAAGGGATACATCCCGTGCCAGTAGGTGTTGGGGCCGTCGTAGATGACCGCGTCGTCGGTGGCGACCAGGAGGCGCCCGCGGGGGTAGAGCGGCTCGTTGGGCTGCGCCACGTAGGCCCAGTTGCTGCCGGGCGTACCCATCGTGATCGGGCGGGCGGTCAGATTGCGCGTGCGGTCGCGGAAGTAGGCGCGGTAGAGCACCAGGGCGCCCGCCCGGGCCTTTCTGACCGTCCCTGCGCTGCCCCCGAAGGCGATCGAGTCCAGGGGGTCAGCCGGAGTAATCAGGCGGCTCAGGCCGGTCCTGAAGCGCCCCATGACGCGTCCCAGCATGGTGTCTGAGGCCGGGCGGAAGAGCGTCGCCTTGGTTGGGTACATGCCACGCAGGACGTTGACCGTGTGCTCCTCGCGGAAGCAGACCCCTTCCCAGGTCTGGACCGAGCGGCCGAAGCTGGGCCTGAGCGGCAGGGTGTCGCGCGGGTCGCGCGCGGACAGCTCGTGCGCGCCGCCCATCGGGACGTGGGGATCCCAGTCGATGACCAGGTCGCCCGTCCCTCCAGCGAGCGAGTACTTGACACAGTCCCCCAAATCCAAATCCATCATCCGGGTAATCCACTCGGCCATCAACAGCTGGTTGAGCATGTTGGCCTGGAGCTGGTACTCGGGGTTGGTCTTCCAGCCGGCGACCGGCTTGAGGTCGGTGATGGCGCTGACGTGCGCCTGCATCGCTTTCCGGGTCTCGTTGATCGTGACCTGGGGGAGGTATTTGAGCTTGCAGCGCTCGGCCGAGAGCTGCTCGCCGACGATGTAGGCCTGGGCCCGGCTGATCATGTCGTAGCTCGGGTCCTGGCGATTGATCGCGTCGCCCTCCTGGACCCACTCGCGCAGCCAGTTGAGGACGCGCGGGTCGCCGTGCAGGAGACTCTCCGCGGTGGTCCGCGGCAGGTCGAGGACGCCGGATTGCGAGAAGTCAGCCATGGTTCAGGCCCACGGCGGCGTCGGGGTCGGCCCCCAGACGATGTAGATCAGCGCCAGCAGGCCGATGACGGCGCGCAGGACGAGCGCCATGTCGCCGGACGGGGTCGGCAGGCCGAGCAGCCGCAGCACTGGCGGCAGCAGCCAGAAGAGCACGGCCACGACGAAGACGGCAACCAGGACGCGCCACAACACCGCTTTCATGTCCCCTCCTCACGCGTGTGCAGGTGATCGAGGCCCGTCGGCGTCGAGTCGTCGACCCCAGGCCCGTACTCGACATCCGGTTCCACGGCAGACTTGCGGAGCGAGGCGCCGAATTTCTTGGCGTAGGCGGGGTCGGGCTGCTCGCCGCCCTGCCACTTCGGCTGGATGGTGTGGACGTCCTGGTTGCTCTTGTCCTGAGACCAGCGGCGCCAGACGACTGGCTGCCCTTCGCCGTCCCGGAAGCGCTGCTCGCTGTCGCGCTCGATGTCCCGGAGCTTCTTCAGGCTGTCGACGGTGACGGGGTTGTTCATCCCGTCGAAGGTGTCGAACGCTTCGAAGCCCGGACCACAGGCGGCGTCCATCCGTCCGACCTGGGGGATCCAGTTGGTCTTGCGCCCACAGTGCTCGGGGGCGCCCTTCTGGGCGCCTATCGTCGCGGGTACCGCGACGTCGACCAGGACCTGGCCGCAGACCTGACACCAGAAATCGTGTAGCGCCATCAGCGTTCTCCCCACGCGCGTGCGATGACGTAGATCAGCCACGCGAACACCAGGCCGACGATGACGATGGCCTGGCCGATCGAGATGTCAGGAAGGGTCATCACGCCACCAGCACCGTCACGAGCACGCCGTCTCCCCCGTTGTCGACGTCGACCCAGAAGTCCGCCACGTTGATCGCGTTGGGCGCCAGGGTGAGCGCCGTCGAGAAGGTCGGCAGCGCCGAGCCCGCAGGGACCGCCAGGATCGCGTAGAGGCCCGTGAAGGCGAAGCGGTTGAGGGTCTGCGTGCCGATGTAGACCCGGCCGGTGTTGGTCGGCAGCGCCTGGAACATCACGCCGTGGACGGCGAGGCGACTGTCGGGCGCCGCGATGATGTTCTGCGTCGCGCGCACCGGCGTGCCAGGGGTCGGGAGGAGCTTGCCAAGCGATTGAATCATCTAGAGGCTCCAGCTATCGCCGAGCACGACGCCGGACCAGGGCGTCCCGAGCTTCGCGTCGGGTGGGCCTTCGCCGCCGCCGCTCGGGCCCTCACGCGTGTCCAGGAGGACGTATCCGCTCAGGTCCTCCAGCCACACCCAGCCGCCAGCCTCCTGAAGGAGCCGATCCACGACGACCACCGGCAGCAGCTCACTCACGCAGCACCCACCAGCGGCGGGAACCCGGCGGCGGCGGCGAGGGCATCCCAATCGGTCGCGAGTTGCGACAGGAGATCGGGATCGCCCGCGGCGGTGACGACCTGACCGGTCTGCATCGGAAAGTCGTAGACGTGCGTCGTGTCGAAATTCATCACGTTGGGCCGGAAGACGAAGCTCGGGAGGATCACCGTGAGTTCCAGGTCGAGTTGCCGGATGACCTGTTGGGCGTAGTCGACGCGGTTCGCGTGGTTCAAGGTGTTGAGATCTTCGTTCAGTACTTGCCACGCCACGGTGGAGAACGCGCCGCGCACCCGGCGCCGGAAGCGTTCATCGGCCGCGAGGGCGGCTTGCGTGTAGGTGTCGTTGGGCATCAGGCGCTCCCGTGTGTCAGATGAAGTAGAACCCGTGGAGCCGAATGATCGCCGTCGCCGCGACTGCGGTGCAGGCGATGGTGTTCGCCACCGCCCCGCTCCCGACCGCCGCGAGCACAATCGTGGTCGTGCCAGGGTTCGCGACCGCGGTGAACTGCGTGCAGCCCGCGGGCTGCGTCACGCCACTGATATAGGTGATGTCGAAGCCGGACTGTGCCGTGCCCCCGACGGTATAGGGCAGGCCGGTAATCAGGGCGATCCCGGCGGCGCCACCCGTCGAGGTGAGCGTGATGTCGACCGTGAAGTGGACGAGTTTTTTGATCTTCAGATAGGAGCCGTTGCGGGTGGAATATGTCGCGGTGCCAGCGGTCGTCGATCCGCTGAAGGTCGGCGTCCAAGCGGTCGTCGGGACGTAGTCGAGTTCTTGCTGCACGAACGCGGTCGATGCGGCTTGCGTGGTGTTCGTCGCGGCGGCGGCGGTCGGCACGGTCGGCGTGCCGGTCAGCGCGGGCGAGGCAAGCGGCGCGAAACTCGTCGCGACGAAGGACGTCGTGGCGACCTCTGTCGTATTCGTACCCGGTGCCGGTGTCGGGGCCACGAGCTTGGTCGCCACGGTGACGACGCCAGCGTTGTCGATCCGCAGTCGCTCGACGCCAACCAGCGACCCGTCCGGCGTGGTCGTAATCGTAAACAGGCCCGGCATACTGCTCGCGGACACCGTGCCATCGACACTCGCCGTGAGTTGGACCCCGCCACCGAAGACGCTTCCGCCGGTATCACCCATAAAACTCAGCGTCCCGAACGAGTCTCCATTGACAAGGGCGCTACCGCCGCGCGTATGCCGCCACAGGCTGTTAGGACCACCGACGCCGACCGTCGTCCGCTCAACGATCTGTCGCGAGGCCCCCGGCGTGCTGCCAGTCAACAGGAACCGATCCGTGCCCGGTGTCGCGGTGCCGAGCGCAAGATTCCCGCTGACACAGAGTGACGGGGATGCGCTCGTCACGCGCATAACTTCCGTCGCGCCGTTGGTGCCGACCCCGACGATGACATCGGCCCCGGTCGTACCTGCACCGGATGTCGGCTTCAGGGTCAGCGTCGAAGTGGTGCCTGTCCCGCCGACCACCGTCGGCGCGGTGATCGAGGTCACGGCCGGATTCGCACTGTAGGTCGAAGGCGCGCCGCCGGCGAGGACCGTGCCGACCGCCCCGGTCGCGAGGGTGTCGGACACCGTCACATCCCCAGTGCCGGTGTCCGCACCCGTCGAAGACAGCGTGACCCCGGCGCCCGCCACGATCTTCGCGACGACGGCCTGCCCCGCCGTGGCGGTATTGAGATCATCGCGCCCGATGGTGGCGTCCTTGATCTGGGCGCTGCGGACTTCGGTGCGGGCCATGACTCAGATCAGGTAGTTCACGCGCAGCCGGTCGGTCGCCGCCGGAGCCGCCAGGTAGGTGATCGTGGCGCCGGCAATGGTGTAGTCGTTCCCCGCGCCCGGCTCCTGCAAGAGGCCGTTCAGGAAGACCTGCTCACTGCTCACCACCGGTGTGTTCGCCAGCGTGAAGACGGTGTTCGATCCGTTCAGCGTGCCGGCGGGCGTCTCGCGCGTGATGAACTTCGCGGTGTTGACCTTCAGGCCGAGCGCCGAAACCGTGATGCTGGTCCCATCGAGCGCGACCTGCATCTTCTTCGGCGTGCTCGCGTCGAACTTGAGGCCCGCGCTGGTGTCGATGTTCGCGCTGACCAGGTCCGCCGCCACGGTGAGGCCGTCGCCGCCGATGAGGTCCAGCGTGTTGCCCGTCTTGGTCAGGCCCGCGCCCGCGACGACGGTGCCCGCCCCGGAGAACTGCGTGAAGGTCAGGGGCGTGGTCCCGAGCACGATCGGATTGGGCGTGGTCAGGACATAGCCGTTACCCGCCCCCGCCGTCCCTTCTTCCACAAACGTGAACAGGCCGGCGGTCACGTCCGCCGATACGTCCGCGTCCGTCGCGCGTTGCCACGCCCCTGTCGCGACCGTGTAGATGCCGTTGTCCTGCGCTGCGGTCTGGGCTTTGACGAGCACGCGGTCTCCGGCGATGAGTGTCACGCCGTCGATGGTCTGGGCGGCGGTCAGTGTGATGTTGGCCGTCGTTGCCGCTCGTACCGAGGCCTTGACATCGAGACCTTGCGCGGCGGCATCGACATACGCCTTGGTCGCTGCATCCTGGGCAGCGGTCGGGTTCAGGACGTTGGTCAGGGCGAACCCGCCCATCGACTGCGTGCCGGTGTGGGGGTTGGTGCCGGCGGCGACGATCACCGTGGCGTTGACTTCGGTCGCTGTGACCGACCCGGCAAGAATCTGGGTGGTGCCGCGAATCCTCGTATTGGCCATGGCTAAGTCCTCTGGTAAGTGACCAGCACCCGATCCCCCGAGAGGGGCGGCATCAGGAACGTCACACTCGCGCCACTGATGCTGTAGTCGATGCCGCGCGCGTCCTGCAGGAGCCCGTTGAGAAACACCTGCTCGGTGTCGGCGACGGGCGGGTTCGTCAGCGTGAACGTGGAGTTACTCCCGTCGACGGGGCCGGTCGGGACCTCGCGCACGGCGAGGCCGAACGCCGCGCCTGTGACCACCAGCATCATGGTCGCTTGATTGTTCAGGAGCGCGCCGCCGCTGCTGACCCACGCGACGGGGAGTTCGATATAGGTCGTCTTGTCGACCGTTGCCGACGTGGTCGTGAACTTCGCAAACAGCGTGGAGTCGTTCTTGTCCTGGAAGTAGATGGTGGACCCAGACGGGACGAGCAGGAGGTAGGCGTGGACATCGCTCCCGCCGGTCGTGATGTTGCGGACCCACACGCGTGTCACCGCGGTGTAGGGGAACGCCGCGTCGAATCGCACCTGATTGCTGGTCGGCGGTTCGACGGTCGTCGTCGAGAAGTCGAAGGGCAAGGGGGTGGCGCCGCTCCCGGTGGGGCCGGTCGCGCCCGTCGGTCCGGGGTCCCCCTGGGGTCCCTGGGGGCCGGCGGGGCCGGGGATGCCCGCGGCGAGCGCGGTCACCTGGCTGACCAACGCTTTCTTGGTGTCCGGCGTGCCGCCCGGGTCGTCGACGATGAGCAGCAGGTCGGTCAGCTCGACGACGTCGATCGGGTCGAGCTGGGTGACCTTCTTGTCAGCCACGGCGGGTCGGCTCCCACGGGCACGCGAGGAAGACCCCCAGCCGCACCAGCCGCTGACCCCACCGACGGAGCCGGCCCAGGATACGCGCGCGCAGGGTGCGCCGGTCCGGCGGGCAGTTGAGGAACAGGAGTGGTGCGTCGCCGAGGTGCGGCTGGTCCTGCACGCTGAGCGGCGTCGCGGCGGGCCACATCGCTAGCCGCCTTTGTGGAACAGCTCGTCTTCGATGCGGTCGACCACGGCCTTCATCTCGGCTTCGACTGTGCGGCCGCGCTTCATGGCGCGGTGCTGCAGCTCGGCGACCTGGCCGGGGGTGAAGGGAATGCGGATGTCGCCGACTTTGATGGACGCCAGGCGCTCGATGGCCTTGACCAGGTCGGGGCCGGAGCGGGTCGAGCCGAAGCCGGTGGTCACCTCGATGGCGTCGCAGTCGGCTGGCGAGAGGAGCAGGCCGGGGACCGGGGCCGGTGTCGCCAGGGTCTGGAGCTGGTCTAGAAGGGCCCGGATCTGCGTCAGGATGGCGTCAGGCGCGCGACCGGTCGTCGAAGTAGAGGCCGGCCGGGTCGCTGTCGGTAACGCTCCAGGGGTCGTCGTCGGGGTCATGCCGGTGCTCTCCTTCCAGCTCCGCGGCTTCCTCGCTGGTGGCTGGACTGTTGCGCCAGTCGAGACGGGACAGGGGGCGGTCCTTGCTGAGCGCGTCGAGGGCCACTTTGCGGCGCCGCCGCTCGGCGACTGGTTCGATCTCGCCTCCCGCCATGCGCCAGGCCACGTAGTAGCCGATGGCGGCGGCCATCACCGCGTCGTCGTGCTGGCCGCGGGCCGCCTCGGCCTCGCCGATTGTGGAGGCCGTCACGAAGTGGCGCAACTCCCCCCGAGTAATCGGGGAGTTCAGGACCAGCTCGGGCTGGTGGGTGATCGGGTCGAAGGCGGTGATGGCGCCGTGGAAGCTGGCCAGGAGCAGGGGCCGGGTGCGCGGGCTGGTGACCCAGCCGATGCGCGTCGAGTAGCGGCGCTCGGGCGACGCGGCGTCGGCGTATTCCCAGACATAGAAGTAGCTGTAGCCGAGGTGCAGCTGCAGGGTGTCCTGGGTGGCCAGGCCGTGGCTGTTGGTCTCGATGGCGGCCATGGCTTCGACCCCGTCGCTGTCGCTGTAGTAGCGGCCGATGGCGTCGCAGACGAAGGCCAGGGCCTTGGGGTCCAGGGCGTTGGTGCAGTACTGGGCGACCTGCTCGGCCGGGTCTTCGATGGTCGGCTGGCGAATGACGTCGATGACCGAGTAGTCCTGGAGGAGGCCGTCAGAGACATCGACGCTCATCACGTAGCGGCGGGTGCCGCGGATGCGGGGGTATTCCCAGATCGCCAGGACGCCGCCGCGCAGGTTCTTCAGGCTGGCGAGCTGGTCTTTGGGCAGGCGCCGGAAGCCGTAGCCGGGCGGAACCGGGTTGGTCTCGTGCTGCAGGGCGCCCCCACGCGTGTGCAGGTGAGGAGCGACTGGCGGGACGACGCGCTTCGGTTGGATGTCGATGCTCGGGCTCTCGCGGCGCAGCTTGGCCACCTCGATGGCGGGCTCGACCGACCAGACGTCGAGGAGGGGCCGGCGGCTGCCGGCGCGGTCGATCTGCTCCAGCTGGTCGAGGGTGAAGATGCTGCGGCCGGCATACTGGAAGCACTCCAGGTCGTCGGCGGGGTACTCCTTCAGGAACTTGTGGAGGTAGCCCTTGCTCTCGTAGAAGCGGCGGGTCGACTCATACCAGTAGAGCTGGTCGCGGGAGAGGGTGACCGTGCGGCCAAACCACTTCGGGCTGTCGCGCTCGCACTTCTCGGCGTGGGCGGTGGTGGTGGTGGCGGGGGTCCAGTCGAGCGGGGCCGGCAGGGCGTATTTGCTCGGCTCGGCGCACCAGGGGATGAAGACGTTTCTGAAGCGACCGACGCCCTCGCCGCTGGCCAGCCAGTGCTGGTGCCACCAGTCGCCGGCAAACTCCGCGGTGGCTTCGTAGAGGACCAGGGTGTCACGCGCGTAGGGGATGGCTGGCAGCAGGGCCGTATCGAGTTGCTCTGGGTTCTCCCAGGTCGGGAGTTCACTGATGTGGACACAGCTGTAGGTCTGACCGCGGCCGATTGAGCCCTTGCTGCCTTCCTGGCCGGAGACGGCCTGCAGCGCGCCGCGGGTCGACTTGCCCCAGGCGGTCTTGAGGAAGCATTGGTTGGCGAGGGACAGCTCGCGGTTCTTGTTGAAGTAGACCCGGGCGGGCTTGAGGAACCAGGGCAGCTGGTCGTAGATGCGGACGACCATGCGGAAGAGATACCCGGCCTGTTCCTCGACGTCGGCGCCAGAGAGGGCGCGCACGTGGGTCCGCGTGACCAGGCGATGGGCGACCAGGGCTTCGGCGAGGGTCGAGACGCCGAGCTGTCTGGCCTTGAGGATGTTCAGGAGCAGGCCGTCCTTGCGCTGGCCACTGGCGCCTTCCTTCTCCAGGCGCGCGAGCTGGTCGAGAACCAGCTGCTGCGACTCCCAGAGGGGGGTCAGGCGGCGCAGGCCGTGGCCTTCCATGTCGATCCAGCAGAAGCGCTCAGCGAAGTAGGGGAAGTCGAAGATGACGCGCAGGCGGCTGGCGGCGACGAAGCGCTGCTCGTCGTGGGTCAGGGGGCGGGTGGGCTGCCCCTCGTCATCGACCGCCTGCATGACTTGACTGGTCAGCGCGGCGCTGTCGTCGACACTGTAGCGGGTCAGGCCCTTCGGGAAGAGGGTCCTGAAGGTCGGCTGGGCGAGGAGGGTGGCTTCGTCCTGGGCAATCAGGTCGGGGTGGTACACGGCCTACCGGCTGCGGCGCAGCGGTCGGCTGAGCGCTTTCTTGGCTTTCCTGGGCGGGGCCAGCTCCGCGGGGGCCTGGAGGGGCTTGCGGCCGTACTTGGCTTCCAGCGCCGGGTCGGGCAGCATGATGTCACGTTCGCCGGTGATCGGGTCTGGCAGGTTGAGGCCCTTGGCCAGGGAGCGGTCCTTCTCGGCCTGGAAGCCTTCCAGCTCGGCGGGGCTGAAGTTGCGGGGGTCGCCTCCGGCCGTGGGGTAGTCCCGGCCTCCCGCCCAGCGCGGCGCGATGGACTGCCAGAAGGTCATGGCCTTCTCGCCGAGCCCCTCCCGCTGCGCCTGGCGAGAGTGGGTCAGCTCGTGGGTGAAGACGTTGTCCAGCTCGTCGGACGAGAGGCCCTGCAGGGCGGAGGGGTTGTAGGTGACGTTGCCGAAGGGGCTGGTGTGCGCCTGGCCGCCGCGCGCCAGGGTGCCCATGATCGCGCCCTGGGGTTCGATCGAGACGCCGGCCACGTCCGGCATCTCCTTGCGGACCCGCGCGATCGATCCGGCGATCGGGTCGTCAGCCACGCCGCATACTCCGGCCAAAGGTGCGCGGCTTGGCCATACTGCGAGGCGCGGCGAACGTGCTAGCGGGGGCCTGCATGGTCTGCGGCTGCGCCATCTCCTGCGGCGCGGCCATGCCCTGCTCTTGCGCGAGACCGACCGGTGAACTCATGCCTGGCGGCTGCTGCATCCCGGCGGGGCCGCCCATCATGTCACCCGCGCCGGCCACCGCGCCGCCGATGCCGCCCGCGCCCAGTCCGCCGCCGATGCCGCCGCCCGTCATCGAGTTGCGCCAGCCGCCGAGGCCACCCGGCAGGCCACCCATGAGATGCGGATCGACCCGTCCGCGGTTCCAGTTCTGAAAACTCTTCTGATCGGGGAACGACGCGGGAGCCCCGGCTGGCTGCCCACCCTCCCCCCACGAGAATTTGCCTTGGGACATTCCCGGTCCCATGATGCCCGCGACGCGGCCACCCATCGCCTGGCCCGCGGCGCCGGCCCCCGCGGCTGCACCCAGGCCGCCAGGCGCTGGGGGAGCCGCTGTGCCTGGGCCCTTCATCCCGGGCAGGCCAACCGCGCCACCGACGCCCTTGACGCCAGGAATCGAGCCGAAGGCTTTGCCTACCGCACCGCCTAACGCATCGAACATCCCCATTACGAACCTCCTGCGTCTGCAGCTGGTTTATCCGGCTCGTCTTCGTCCTCGTCCTCAGGCGTGTCTACGTCATCTGGCTCAGGTGCCAGGTCTGGCAGTTCGGGTTCGGGTTCGGTCTCGTCGGGTTGCGTCATCATGGGCCTCCGGGGACGGAAGAGCACTTCGCCGACGGCTTGCTGGAGCTGTTCCAGGACGCCGGGGCCGTGCGCGGCGACTTGGGTCGCGGCGACGACCTGGTTCTGTTGAATCAGCAGGCCTCCACCCTTGGCGACCATCTGGCCCAGTTCCAGCGCGAGCTTCTGGCGGTCGAGGTCAGGCTCGGACCGAACGGCGCCGGTGCCGTGGCAGGTGAAGCAGGCGTGGCGTTTGGCCTCGTCGCCCTTGCACGCGGGGCAGACGATGGGCAGCGGCGTCGCGCGGGTCATCACATCCTCGACGATCGGGGGCAGTTTGCGCGCGATGATGGCGCTCGCTTCCACGTGGGCACGCGTGATGACGGCTTTCTTGTAGGCGGCGAGCAGGTCGGCGACGGTGAGGCCGGCGCGGTGGCAGAGCGTGCGGAGGCTCCAGTGGGCGTAGCGCGGGTCGAGGAGGTGGGTGACGACCTGGTCGACGTCCGGAGCGGTCGTGGCGACGCTGAGGACCTGGGCCAGCTCCTCGCGGCCTCCGATGACGCGTGCGAAGGTTTCGACTGCATCGTCGTTGAGCGTGGCTTCTGCCGGCGTCAGGAACTCGGGTTGGCGCGCGGCGGCAGGAATCAGCGCCGTGGTCGACGATGCGGCGTGCGGCCGGCGTCGTTTCCGGCCGCTGGTGACCGAGAGGGCCACCTTAGCGGTCCTCTAGTTCTCTGACGGGGCACGGCGCGCGGTGCGTCAGCGTCGCGTCTGTCGGCTTACCGTCGTACTTTAGTTGCACGTACGCCTGGCAGTGCTTGCATTGGAGCCAGTGCCCGGGTGGATCGCTCGTCCAGTAGTAGGCGAGATTCACTAGCGTGCTCCATGGCTGGTGATGATTCTGTGGCCGAGGAGCTGGTGCGCGAGTTCGCCGACACGCGTGAGGGCGAGCACGCGCGCGGGCTCGGGATAGGGCTGCGGGCGGAGGAAGCGTGCGACCTCCGGGTCGTGCGTGGCGGGTAGGACGACCGTCGCGGTGTCGAGTGCGGGCCGCGTTTTCCGCGTACGCCCTCTCATTTGGCTCATTGGCGCGCGGCGGCGAGGCGCGCGAGCTGGTCTTCGCGCTCGACGAGGCGTTTATGGAGATCCACGGTTTTCTCGTCGGCGAGATAAATCAAGATTTCGTCCTCGTCGGGGATGTGGCCGGTGTCGCGGTGCGTGCGCGCGACGTATTCCTGGGCCAGGTAAGCATCGTTTGAGTCGAGATGGTCGACGCCGGTGTCGGCGCGCAGGGTCAATTTGTCGAGCGGGAGCGTCGGATCGAGCTTTTCCGCAATCCGGAGCAACGCGGCGCCCTGGCTTTCTAGGGCGACGCGTATTCCGCCAAGTTCTTTCACCAGGCGGCGGAGGAGCAGGGCGCTCGATAAAGCCTTCAACATCCTCGTTCGACTCTCCGATCAGCCTGGAACCCTGCCATCAGCAGCTCTCGTGGGCCTTGAACATCGCGTCTCGGGAGGGAAGCACGGGCAGCCAGGCTTGTCTAGCCCCCTTTTGGCCAGATTTTCAGAATTTTCAAAATTGAGCTGAGGTCGAGCGAGCGCGTTCGCTGACCGCCGCCCCCCGTCCCCGCGGACAATCGCCCGCCATCCGGCCTGCCGCCGGCCGCCACGAGCCCACGTCGAGCCCTTGCCTCCCACACCCACACGCGTGTCCCTGCACCAGGAGGCCCGTAGAGGGGCTCAGCGTGGGGTACAGCGAGCGCGGCGACGAGGGGAAGGCCCGCCATATGGGCGCTGCTGGCACCTCGTCAGGGCGCCGGCCAGGACGCCTGGCGGCCCGGCGTGCAGTTTCGTAAGCCTGCGAGGCTTGTGGAACCTTCACAAGCGCTGCGTCGTCTACCTCACTGCGCCGAGCACCAGGGCGCGACGGCGGGCTGGGACGAGGAAGCGACAGACCAGACCGGCGGTTGACAACCGAAGCGACGAGGCAAGCCCCTAGACCCGGTGGATCCGGGCGCAGCAGGGAGAGCGGCCTAACCCGGAAAGACCAGGGCGTCCCAAGACGACGGAAACCGACCATAAGCGCGGTAGGGAGAGGCCTGCAGCCCCACGAGAACCTGCAGGACAGGCGCAGTCGAACACTCGCAATCGAGAGGACCATCGCACGGCGAGTGCAGACGTAAACAGAGCGACCCTCAAGCCCCCGAGTCAGGCCGGAGTATCCGTTGAGCGCATCCACCTGGCAGGTGGTGCGTCGAACGCGCGAGGAGCCCCGTAGGCTAGACTTCGCCCGTTGGACGGGCCACCTGCCCACCCCACACCCACACACGTGCCAGAGCGCCCACACAGCGCCCGGCACGACAGAGCCACGTGCGAAGAGAGAGAGGCACTCGATGATCGCATCTGAACTGCTGCAGCTGCTGGCCAGCTGCATTCCGGCCCGACACAATGTGCTCGTCGAAGGCGAGCCCGGCGTCGGTAAATCGGCGCTGCTGCTAGAGGCCACACGCCTGGCCGGCGCCAACCTCATCATGTCGAACCCGGCCGTCGAAGAGCCCATCGACACCCGAGGGTTCCCCGCAGTCATCAATGAGCGGGCGACCTTCCTGCCCTTCGGGCAGCTGGCCCAGGCCATCGCCGCGGACCGGCCGACGGTCTGGGCCCTGGAAGACTTCGGGCAGGCGACCCCAGCGGTCCAAGCAGGCTACATGCAGCTGCTCTGGGCCCGCGGCGTCGACATCCACCGGCTGAGCGAACACGTGACGTTCGTCGCCTGCACCAACGGGCGCAAGCACAAGGCGAACGTCTCTGGCATCCTAGAGCCGGTCAAGTCGCGGTTCGTCACGATCGTCGAGCTGAAGGCCGACATTCACGCCTTCGCCGCCTGGTATGCGACGACCAACCTGCCGCCCATCCCGCTCGCCTTCGTTCGCACCAGGCCTGACCTGCTCTCCGCCTTCGTCCCGTCGAACGACCTGGTCAACAGTCCGTCGCCGCGCACCTGGGAGAACCTGGCGAAGCTCGTCGCGCTGAACCTGCCGGCCGGCATCAAGGCAGAAGCCTACGCGGGCGCTGTGGGCGCAGGCGCAGCGACCGAATACCTGGCCTTTGAGGCCATCTACGCTGAGCTGCCGTCGGTGCAGGCCATCCTGGCGAACGGCAACGCGGGCGACATCCCGAGCGGCCGGGCCGACAGGATGGTGCTGCTGACCTCCGCCCTGGCCTACTACACGACGCCGGCTAACTTCCCCCAGGTCGGGCGCTTCATTGAACGCCTGCTGACGGCCGGCGAGGGCGAGTATGCAGCCCTGCTCATCACTGACGCCGAGCGGCGCCACCCGGAGCTGACCGCGACGCCGACCTACGCCAAGCTGATGACTGGCGAGCTGGGGCGCATCCGCTCCGGGCGGGCCGCATGACGGCCGGCGAAGAGCGAACCATTCAGGCGCTGCTGCGGGCGGGGCTGAACGCGAAGGCGATTGCGTTCACGCTCAGCCTGCGGTAGGCGCCACACGTCCACACACGTGCCTGAGAGAGAGAGCGAACATGACCACACACACACTGGCGACGCCGGCCGCCGCGAGCGGGCCGGCCATCCACGGGCGCGCCCTGCTGGCGAGCCTCCACATTTCGACCTGGATCGCGAAGAAGTTTGACCGCCAGGCTACGGCCAAGGTCCACGCCATCTACAACGCGCAGGAGGGGAGCGCCCGGGTCAACAAGGACCTGCTGCCTGGCGCGGCCGTCTACGCGCAGCTGATCCAGCGCTTCGGCGCCATCCGCATCGAGCACAAACGGCGCACCCTGGCCTGGGGCGACGCCAAGGACGGCTGGCGCCTGCTGACGACCGCCGCCTTCGCCGACTACACCGACTGGCTGCGGAAAGAGACCGCCGCGGTCGACGCCCTGGCTGACGCGTTCTGCATCGAGTACCCGAGGCTCATCCCCATCGCCAAGCGGGCGCTGAACGGCCTGTTCAACGAGGCCGACTACCCGAGCCCGGAGCGCATCCGGGACCTGTTCTCCATCAAGGTCGACTACGCGCCAGTACCGGCCGTCGGCGACGTCCGGGTGGACCTGGCCGCCGACCAGATTGCCGCGATCGAAGCGTCGATCACCGACCGGGTGCAGGCCAGTGTGAACGTCGCGATGCGCGACGCCTGGACCCGGCTGCACACCGTCGCCGCCCGCATGGCGGAACGCCTGAGCACACCCGACGGCGTGTTCAGAGACACCCTCGTCGCCAACGCGATCGACGTCTGCGACTCGCTGAAGCGCCTGAACGTCACCAACGATGCCGACCTGGAAACGATGCGCGCCCGCATCGAGGTCGAGCTGACCCGCCACAGCCCACAGGCGCTGCGGGACGACACCGACCTGCGGCAGGAAACTGCCGGCAAGGCTCAGGCGATTGTCGACGCCATGGCCGGGTTCTTCACCGACACCCACACGGGGGACGACGATGCAGACTGAACTGACCGCCCACTACCGCCGGGTCAAGAACTGCCGGGGCATCGTCCTGCTGGATGCCCCCTACTTCGGCTACCTGGCGACGCGCCTGACGCTGGTCGAGGACCCGACCTGCAAGACCTTCTGGACCGACGGGACGCGGATCGGCTATAGCCCGACCTACCTCGATAGCGTCACTGACGCCGAGGTGCGCGGAGTGCTGGTCCATGAAGTGCTGCACTGCGCCCTGGGCCATCCCTGGCGCCGCGGGCTGCGCGACCCCGACCTCTGGAACGTCGCCGCCGACTACGCGTTGAACCCGTTGGTCCTGGCCGGCGGCTTCACCCTGCCGGCTGGCGCGCTACTCGATGACGCCTACTCTGGCCACAACGCCGAGTGGATCTACGACCGGCTGCAGGCGAAGCAGAAGAAGCAGCAGCCGCCGGCCGGCCAGGGCCAGGGCCAGCCGCAACCTGGCCAGGGTCAATCGCAACCTGGGCAGCCGGGCGACCAGGGCAAGCCTGACCAGGCCGGCAAGCCGACACCGGGCGACGCGCAGAAGGGCTCACAACCGGGCCAGGCTGCCCCAGGACAGGCGAACGCCACGCCGGGTGTGGGTGAGGTGCGGGACGCCCCGCCGCCCGCTCCTGCGACCGACCAGGCCGACGGCGTGGCGCCTGACCTGACCGAGTCCGACTGGGCCGAGGCCGTCCAGATTGCCCAGCAAGTCGCCAAGCAGCAAGGCAAGCTGCCGGGCGGGCTGCGACGCGAACTCAAGCGGGCGCTGCGCGTGCCGGTCGACTGGCGCGCGGTCCTGCTGCGCTGGCTGCAAGAGCAGACGGCGGCCGACTACAGCTGGAACCATCCCAACCGCCGCTACGCGCGCTTCGGGTATGTCCTGCCCAGCCTGCACAGTGTCGACTGCGGGCGCCTGGCCGTCTTCATCGATACGTCAGGCAGCGTCGACGACGTCGTCCTGGGGCAGTTTGGCGAACAGCTGAGCGCCGTCGCGGCAGCCGTGCAGCCCAGTGCTCTCGACGTCTACTACTTCCACACCGCCGTCTACCGCCGCGAGACCTTCCTGCGCGGCGAGGACGTCGTGCTGAGCCGCAAGGTAGAGTCAGGCGGGACAGACTTCCGCCCCGGCTTCTCCGCGATCGAGGCCAGCGAGGACGGCAACCCGGTGGCCGCCATCTGGCTGACTGACCTCCACGGCACCTTCCCCGACGTCGAGCCCGACTACCCCGTGCTGTGGGCCGTCGTCGGCGGCGCCGAGCACAACCCCTGGGGCGAGCATGTCCCCGTCGAATAGCGACCCCTGCCGGCAGGCCTGACCCGCCTGCCGGCCCTTCTGAGAGAGAGGCCGACCATGTCCGATGCCACCTTCGCCGCGATTGTCATCCTGCGTTCACTCGCCGACCGGTCAACCGCGACGCCGTCTGCCGGCGCCTGCTGGTTGTTGAACGCCGCCCTGCACCTGGAAGGCCGCACGCCGGCCGTCCGCAACAGCTGAGAGAGGCCCACCATGGACGACGCACCGATCAGAGCCATGCCGGCGAAGCTGCCGGACCTGGCTCGCCTGCAGGCTGACCTGGCCCAGGCCCGCCGCATGGAAGCGACCGCCGAGGACCGCTACCGCGGCCGTAGCAAGAAAGCGCACGGCGGGCGCCTCTACCGGCGCTTCGCCGCCTGGCGCGAGAAGCGCGAGCGGCTGCAGGCGCAGATCAGCGAGCGCATCGCCCGCGACGCCGCGGTCAAGCGCATCGTCGACTCGCTCAGCTGAACCACACACCCACACACGTGCCCACACAGCACCGAAAGAGAGAGAGACCCAATGAACATCACAATCCTGCGCGTCGCCAACGGCCCGGCCGGCAAAGTCGCCGACGCCGAGCTGCACTTCACCGACGGGCCCCTGGCGGGCCTGAAGCTCGTCGGGTTCAGCATCTGGGAGCGCCGCAACGGCGGCCGCAACGTCACCTTCCCGGCCCGGAGCTACAGCGTGAACGGCGAGCGGCGCACGTTTGCCCTGCTGCGCCCGACCGGCGAGAACCAGGCGCAGGCGGCCCTGGCGGCGCAGATCATCGCCGCCTACGACGCCCAGCTGGCGACCCGCTAACCGACACACCCACACCCGTGTCAGCAGAGAGAGAGGCATCCCGTGAGCTACACACCCCCTGTGACGGTCGACCGCGACGAGGCCGGCCAGCCGTGGCTGTCTGGCCATTGCATCGTGCTGTCGGACGTCCAGAATGACGTCGTCTGCCTGGTGCCCTTAGAGGACAACAACGCGCCTGACTTCTCGGCCACCGACCTGGAGTCGATCGCCCACGCCGACGGCCTGGCCAAGCAGCTGACCGCCTGGCCGGCCGTCGTCGCAGCGCTGCAGGTGCTGGTGCTCGACCGACGCACGCGCGCCTACCTTACCGCGAATGACCCGAAGGCCCTGGGGATGGCAACCCGTGCCCTCGACGCCGCCGGCCTGCAGTCGGCGCCGATCGACATGGCCCTGGCCGCCGAGGCCGAGCGCACCGACGAGGCCAACCCACACCCCTGGGTGAAGTTCCCCTTCACGCCAGACGTCGCCGCGACGATCAACGGGCGGTGGTGGCTGGACGACGCCGTCGGGACAGGCCCCTACGAGTGGAAGGACCAGGACGGCGAGACCTGGGTCCGGCTGGCGCCCGAGGCGTAAGGAGGGACCCATGCCGAGACAGCTGGCAGTGCGACGCCAGGCCGGTAAGGTCGTCGTCGTGCTCAACAACATCGTGCACACGATCAGCGAGCCCGCCTTCATCGAGCTGATGCACGCCGGCCTGGGCGTGCTGGAAGCCATCACCCACCAGCGAGCCGAGCAGCAGAAGGGAGAGACCGCATGAGACGCCGACGCATGACCCCCGACGAACAGCAGGAGCGGCGCGAGGCCCGCTACCACGGGGCCCGCTGCACCGCGGCGCTGCGACACTTCAGCTTCCACCAGGGCGAGGCCAATCAGTGGCGCGCCCTCGACGGCCATAGCGGCCACCTGACCGTCCTGTGGCAGGAGCGCGCCGATCGCCACGCCACCGACGCCTACGAGCAGGCCGTCAAGGCGGCCCACCACGCGCGCCTGGCCCAGCAGGGCCGAACGGAGAAGCCATGACTGACCGACAGAGCGACCCCATCCACGAGTTCCTGACCTGGCTGGGCGAGACCATCGCTGACGCCGACGCGGAGCACCTCCGCAACAAGCGACGCATGGCTGATGCCGTGCGAATTGCGCTCCTGCACGAGCGGCTGATCACGCTGCGCGAGGTGTGGAATGCGCTGCCCCCGGCGCTGCGGACGGGCCAGTGAAGGGCCGGCCGTCCGCCGACTACACCGTGTGCCCAGCCTGCAACCGGCGCACGGTGCTGTTCCACATGGCGCCGCGGGGCGAGGACTACGTCGCCTGCACCCGGCCCGCCTGCGACTGGTCGACCTACACCGAGCCCGAGCACTGGGACCGCCAGGGCCACGTCGACCTGGCCCTCTGGCACGCGCTGAACCCGCCGCGCGAGGACCCCTGAGGGACACTCCCACACACGTACCCACACACCGTTGACACCCCCCGGCTGAATGCATATGCTTCTGATATGCGTCAGCTGGACACGAGCAGAGAGAGCGAGGCGACCATGACGATCGATTGCACGACCGGCGTCCTGCGGGACGTGTTCGCACGGCTGGTGAAGACCTACGGCGCAGCCCGCCTGGTGCAGGCGCTGCGGCTGGTCATCACCGACCCGGTAACACGGCAGCACCTGGCGCGGATCCTGACGACGAGCGAGCCGACCAATAACCCCCATCACAGAGAGAGAGACGAGACCATGCCGAAGTTGAAGATTACGCAGTACACCCTGGTGCAGCACAGCGGCTTTCGCCACGACGTCGGCTTCGCCCAGGCCGTCGAGGAGGCCGTCGTGACCACCGAGGCCGAGCTGCAGACCGTGCGGAAGGCCGGCGGCGCGCTCTACTCGACCTACCGCGAGGTGTCGAAGGCCGAGTATGACGAGAACTACCCGCCGAACGTGAAGGGCATCTATCCCAAGGCCAAGGGCACCTTCTCGACGCAGGCGCTGGACGGTCGGAAGATCTACGTGCTGGCGGGCACGAGCGCCGCGACGATCCCGGCCGGCGAGGAGCCGACCACCGCGAAGGCGAAGTAATCCCAGGCCGGGCGGTCTCCACGACGCCCGGCTGGTTCCTCCACACACGTGCAGATGAGAGAGAGGCAACCATGGCCACGATGAAGAAAGAGATCGCGGGACGGCTGGTCGACATCCACGTCAGCGAGAAGGACGGCACCTTCAGCTGGCGCAGTGCGGGCAGCCAGCACTACGTCAGCGAGGCGAGCCTGCCGGTGCTCGCCAAACGCGTGCAGAAGCTGCTGGCGATGAAGCGCATCTCGGTGAACGTCCCAGTGGGCATCCTGCACGGCAACGCCACCCCGATCAACGTGCGGCTGCGGCGCTTCAGCGAGAAGGACCACAGCGAGATTCTGGTCAAGGCGATCGACGGCGGGCCGCACGCGCCAATTCGGAAGTACTCCGACGTCTACCAGCTCTGGGACGACGCGTCGGTGGCCGAGTTCACACGGCTGAAGGCGGCGGCTCGCGAGGCCGACGAGGCGCTCGACGCGTTCAAGAAATCGCGGCAGCTGCTGGAGCCGAAGCGAGCCGCGAAAGGCATCGTCAGCGTCCAGACCGTCGACCGCGTGCTGGAGCAGGCGCTCGACGACAAGGAGGCGCTGCTGGCGCACAAGGCCGAGAAGGCCGCGCTGGACGAGGCCCGCACGCGTGTGGACGAGGCGGCCGACCGCGCCAAGGAACTGGACTCCGAGCGCGACCTGGGAGACTTCTGATGGACCCTCAACTGATGGACCCTCAACTGTTGGAGCTGTTCCAAGAGTCGGATGTGGCGCTGCTCCTGGGCGCCCTGGTCGCCTTCGTGATCGGGGCAGGCCTGCTCGTCGTGCTGGGCTGGTGGCACAAAAGGAGCGCGTGACCGAGCCGCCGGTCCACATCCGC